ACACCGTCACCGCCCTTCTTCATCTTTCCTTTCTTTGCCTCTTCAACATCGTCCTCCTCGTCATCTTCCTCTTCGGTTTCGTCTGTGCCGTCATCTCCTACGTCATCAGTTTCATCCTCAGCCTTTGATTTGGACTTTGCTTTTTTGATAGGCTCTTTTTCGGTCTGTCCGCCATTGGCGTCACAACCTTCACCTTTTTCAATATCAGTCGGAGCTACGTCCAGCCCAAGAGCTTCGTATGCTTTGCTGATATCTTCATCGGTTACTTTTGTTTTTTTACCTTTCATACTCGCAATTTTTAATATCAATGAATGAATTTTTTCTGCTTTCTCAATACTTATACCTGGAATGTCTTTGAAAAGCCTTTCGATAACCTCTGCTTTTGAAAAAGTTTGGTTTTTGATTTTCTTGTCCACTGACTCTTTTTTAAGAGCCTTACCAGTTTCGGTATCCAATGCCTTTTCTTCCTCGTCCTCAAAATCGTCATCAATCTCTCCTTTGATGATATTCGCAAAGGTCTTTGGATTTTTAGGCTGGTGGGTGATAGCTACGCCAGTAATAATTGCTTTGACAATCTTTTTATAGTCAGGAGACTTTTTATCATTCGATTTACGTTTCACGACTTTACCTTCAATCGAATAACCCAACCGCCTTGTCTTTGAATCCTTCTCAAGAGTTTCTGCCAACTCCCATACATCGCACGCTATCTTACTTGAAGGATAGAGTTCAGTTTCAATGTACAGTCCTTCTGGACGTATCTCTGCTTTTGTAGGCTCTCCGATAATCGTAGCAGGTTGACCTTTCGCCTGATGGTGCCAGTTCACCATACCGCTTTCAATCAACGGCTTAATATCAAACCCCTTCGGGTCAAGAAATTCTCCATCGCTGTCCTCGTCAGATGTAGAAGCAATACCGCCCAACTTCATTACTGGCTCACCAGTAGTCGGGTCAAGGTCTTGCGCCTTCTCCAAAGGACACCAAAAGGTGAATCTATCTTCTAAATTTGTTTTTGCCATATTCCTATAAAATGAAAAGGTCAAAAGTTTTTGTACTCTTGACCTTCCCTATAACTGTCAATTGAAAATTGCTATTGTTCGGACATGGTTCTTTTTATCCAACCGTAAAAAAACTGCTTATTATTTGAGTTCTTCTCGGTGATTGAGATATAATACTTTATTTTCTCCATCCTTCGGGCATTCATGTAATCTTCGTAAGGAATAGTTGTACTCACACTGTCGGCTACATTCTTCCAAAAGGCTACATCTGCTTCAAGTTCTTTTATCCGTTCCTCATTTAACGTAGGAACTTCAACGTACACGGTATCAGGCATAACCTGAACAGGCTCCGAAGGTGATTGACCTCTCGTACCACAGCTAACCATTAATGCCGTTAGCAAGCATATAAATAATGTTTTCATACCACTGAATTCAATTTCGTTAATAACTCGTTGCTCATCTTCCCAGTTTCCTTCATCTTGAACTGACGCTCGGATAACTTTATGGACGTAGCTGGCCCCATGTTGACGGCTGTATCGTACATATCGTTGGCAACTTCTTGTTTGTTAATTTTATCACCCCATACTGGGTTCCAATAGTTACTCCGATAAAGGTCAAGTTTCAGTTTCTCCAATTCAGGAGTAGTGATGACCTGATTATGTTTCTTGTTCGGAATAGCGTCCAATATTTTCCAACCTGCCCAATTTGGGTTAGCTACTCGGCTGATACCGCTCCAAGTTTCTCCTCCCGCATCGCCAGGTGTTTTTGTATAGACGTTTTTGCCCTCAAACTTCTCTGTTCGTTTATAGGCTACATTAAAATCTGCCATCTTACTTTATTGTTAGTTGTGAAAAATCAATACAATCTCGGTTGAGCCAATTCATTAGCTTATCCGATTTATCAGAGTTGCTGAGCTTCATGAAATCATCCACCGTGATATTATACTCGGATAGATATTTTTTGAAGCCTTCTTCCAATAGAGCAATCCTGTTCCCCTTCTCCGTTACTTTCTGAAACTCCTCGCTCAAGTCCTCTATCTTCTCTGTACTCTGAATTGCTTCGTTGTATAGAGCAATCTGATAAGGCTCAAGCAGTGGGAAGTTTCCTTTGAACGGAATTATTTGAGAAGGTTTTTTCAGTCCGACATATTTGACGGCTCTGCCTCCTACTATTGATACAAGTCTTTCTCTTTCCATGACTTACTTTTTAACAATTACTTTACTACGGTTGAGAATAATCATGAACGAATTTGGGCCACCGTTTCCGTGAGGCTCGACAATAGCGTCATAACCTTTCAACGCAGCGTATGTTCCAATAGCTTCTTTGCTTCCTCCTCTGACTGACTCGTAGATGCCCGAAATAATGTCTCCATTTGGGTCTTTCGTTTTCTTCAAGTCTGCCATTTCGGAAGTTTTGACGTTCAATTCGTTCTTTGTTACCTTTATGTCTGATTGTAAGTTAGTAACTTTGTCTCCAATGTGCTCAAGCTCCTTCGCTACCTTTTTATTGATAACACCGTAGTGTTCTTTCATCATCCAATCTTGGAAGCGTTTCAAAGGATAGTTGTATGCTTTACTAAAAGCATTCTTGCGTTTAATGGCGTTGTTCTCCCATTGAAAACGACTCAACATGAACTTCTCTTTACTGTTAGGCAAAGTGAATACATATACATCCGTTCCTTTCCCCTTCTCGGTTACTGTACCGCCATTCTTCTTAACCCAATCAAACATCTTCTTCTCAACGAAGTCCTCAAACGTAGGATAGTCTGGGTCACCGTTATCGTTCAGTTTCCCCCAATCAGTATTATCAATTTCAAGTTGGGACATTACAAGCGTATCTTCGTCCCAGTGCATCTTTTCTTTGATTTCCTTCTCGGTCTTATCCGTTATGTTATTGAGGTCATCCTGTTGCTTCTTCAGCTGTGAGTTTAGGCTATCAATCTCAAGCTGCTTCGCATCAACAGCTGCTTTGTCAAAGGTTACCAAACTGAGTATTTCCTTCTTCAAATCAGGAACCAAAGCGACTTTTGCCGAAGGGTCAAGAACGCATTCAAGTATCTCTCCCGAACGGCCAGCATAACTTCTCGCAGCGTTGTAAGCATCGGACTTCTTATATGTCGTTTGAGTATTACTCTTGTCGTGGTCTCCGTCATTTACGTGAGCATAGATACCAGAGCCGTGAATACCAATAGTTCCATAGAAACAATTATCATTGTATTTGAAATCATCGGCATAATACTCCGCATCGTGTCCTCCTCCGTCCGATAACCCACGGAACATTTGATATTTTGATTGCTTAACAGCGTTCCAATATTCCGCTTCATCTACTACGTTTGGACGGGCAGTAAAACCTCTTTCAGCACATATCGTACTTAATAGCTCCCAACCTACGGTATAATTTGTAGCATTGAGTTTACGCCAATAATCGGAGCCTGATTGACCCTTCCATATAGCGTCCAGCTCATCATCAGATAACTCCCGATACATATCAGCATCGCTCTTGAGCTTTCTCGGCAATATCTTTTTGTTCTTCTTAGCAAGTTTTGCTTCCAAATCGTTCTTAATACGCTCCAAATCTTGAAAACGTCCAGAAATAGTTTTAGCATATCCTGTATTTTGAGTCCATGGACTTTCTTCTAAAAAATTGATTACATCGTCACGCTTAGTTAATACATCTTCAATTTGTTTTATATAATCTTCGTCTTTAAGATTAGCAACAATAGATGGATTATATTTTTGCATTGAAAGGAATTCATCTACAATATTCCCAAATACCTTCTTACTGCCTTGAGCTCTATAACTCAAAGCACCTCCATTATCAACTCGAATGACTCTTCCAGCTGAATCAATTAAACAATTGTCGTTCTGATAAATATCCCAGTTTGCTAAAAGAGCATCAACGATAAACCCTTTTGCCATATCATCGTAGTTCTTAGCACTCGGAGCTTGCGCCATAGGTATGAACTTCGATAGCATCACTGCTTCTCCGTTATCATCATAAAGCTCAAAGTCAGGAACTTTTTGACCAAGAATTTCGTATAATTGATTAGTCAGGAACTCTGATTTTACATGACCACTGGAAGTGTTCGTGCCTTTCTTCATCACGTATTGATTGCCCTTAGCATCCTCTACTAATTGAGCCCCAGTGCTACCGCCTAACCTCTTAACGACTTTCAAAGTGCTTAAATCGGTTGGAAATAACTCGTTGATATATTGTTGTTTTGCCTTAGCTTTCGTATCATCTACCTGCTTACCAACCTTCTTCTTGCCTTTGAATACTCGCCAATCATACTTAGTCTTAGCACCAGGTGTTGCGGTATAAATATACATTACTCCATCGACAACCTTCGTTTGACCAGGAACTACTGCCTTACAAATTTCTTCATCAGGCTCTATTCCGTTGAGATGGTCGTACAAAGACTTTGCGACGCATACATGATAATCATAGTCGTCAAGAAAATCATCGGACTTTATCTTGTAAGCATCGCAAGCCTTAATCAGAAGGTCATCGGGAACTACGCCCTCAGAATTTTTGAGGGCAATAGTTTCCAACGCTTTCTTTATTTCTTTCATTGTTATTTACTGAATAGAATTGATTCTGCTTTTTGTAAGTCCATGTCTTCTTCTCCGAAGTTGAGAACGTCCTCAGCCTTCCAAGTATCAGGCAGCAAGTCCTCCTTACCAAGAGCCTTTGCCCTTTTCTTAATCCATGCTTTGGCTTTGTCTGGGTCTTTCGCCCTGCCGACAGCCTGAATTGCGTTCTTCAAGCCCGAAGTGTTACGGATAGGGAATGAACCGTCAGGCATTGCTTCTTTCTTCTTAGCAAGTTTCTTGCGTTCCTTCTCGGAGAAGTCAGCCTTGAAAATATCGGTATCATCCTCATCAAACAGAACTTCCTCCGCTTTCTCTACATCGTCAATCTCCTCTTCAGGCTCGTCAACAGTGTAATCAACTCCATCATCTTCAGGACACTCACCCTTTTCAAACAAAACCTCTTCGGCTTTCAGTAGTTCATCGCTCGGCTCTACGCCACCGAAGTCATTCATTGCTGCCTTCGTAAGCACTCCCAGAGCAACTTCCTTCCAGTCCTTATTCTTATTACCGATAAGGGCAGCAAATGCTGGATTAGAGCGTTTCTCATTTGCCTTATCAACTTTACGTTTGTTGGTAAGTATTTCTTGGAATGTACGTGTGGTGAACTGAGAAGGGTCAATGTTCTTTTGGTTCTTCTTAATAAGGTTCATGATTTCATCACGTTCCTTCTTATCCGCTGCTTCATCGTCAAGTCTCGGAGCTGATGGAAACTCATAATCTTGGTAACGGCTTTCCATTACTTCGATAGTTTCAGGCACCGTCATATAGATTTCAGATACCATCATAGCACGGCTTATGATTGCCTTTGTATCCTCGCTTTCGGATAACGCAGCAAGGTCTTTGTTCGTCATGATGATAATACGTCCTGTGAACTCGAAGTTTTGCTTGACGTCATCAGGGTCACCAACGACACGTCTGCCTGTCGTAGCAGTAGCCTTCTTCATAACACTCGCACAGTCGGCTCTCTTTAACACCTTATCGTTATCATCGAATACAATGATTTTGCCGTTGTGAGCTTTGAGGATATTAAGCAGCTGCTTTCCCGAATTAACGTCAGGAGCCTCAAATATATCGTAGTCTCCATCACCTGGTGAGTCTCCTTCTTCAAACGGCTTCATGTTCAACAGTTCCGCCATTTTGTTAAAGCCGTATGACTTACCGATACCAGCACCGCCCGCAGAAATCATGAAGCGTTGCTCATCGTTATCCAAGAACTCCAAATATTGTTCGTTCAAGTCTTGTACGACTTCTACTGGATTTTTGTAGTCCTTTTCTTTCTTCTTCATCTTGTAAACAAACTGGTCGTACTTGATACGTCCTTCCTTTGTCTTCAAGTTGAATGCTTTTTTCACACGGTCATCGTTTCGGTCAAGATACCATTTTTCAGTTATCTTGTTGCCGTCCGTACCTCCGTCAGAGTCATCGTCAATATCTACGGTTGCGTCATCGTTGGTATCTGCTACCACGTCCTCATCATCGTCTCCCGAAGTCGCAGCAGCTCCCTTCTTGCCTGTCATTTTCATGAGCTGGGCAAGCGTTCCCGAAGTATCAACCTGCGACATATCAAACCCTCTCTGTTCCAGAGCGTCATACGCTATCTTTCGCATCTGAGCGTTTCCGTTCTTGCTGTTAGCTACTTTGAGAAGGTTATCATCAGAAGTCTTTTGAGCCCAAACCAATAATTGCTGGGAGTTCATAGGCTTCCCAGCTTTCGCCTTCGCTCCTGCTATTTGAGATGCGGAAGGCTTTGAAGGAGTTTTCTTGGTCGCTCCGTCATCCTCTCCCCCCGAAGATGAACCATCACCCGATTGCTGTGCTTTCTTGCCTTTGATTGGACGCCAGTCGAACTTGCCAGGCTTATACTCTGTCCAAACCCATTTACCGTTCGGGTGGGTATCACCAACCTGACGGCTCACAGCCTTTTCAATTGTTTCTTCTTTCTTTGCCATAATTCATTATGTTTATTTTACATGATTGACATTATGATAAAGATAATAACTGCGTCAATCCGTTTCCCACTCAATTGGAAGTTCTATATGATAAAACTCTTCCATGATTTCATGAGTTATCTTCTTAACATTCGGTGAGTCTTTGCCTTTTTCAAGTTCTTTCCTTACCAGCTTTCTTCCTCCTTTAACCAGTCTGATTATCTCTTCGGCATTCTTCGTAGCATTAAACAATTCGTGTACTAACTCAAAGTTGTACTTTGTATCTTTCAAGAATTTAGCAGGAGACATTTTAGCAGCTTTCTTCAAAGCTGCAGCAAACTCTTTCGGAGTAGCATCCCACGGAATAATGATTGCTCTGACGTTCTCGAATAGTGGGTCATATATTTCCTTTCCTTCTACCTTCGCCAGTCCTCTATAATCACGCAAAACAGGATAAGCACCGCATAACATAGCTTCGATAATAAAGCCGTTAATATGGGTGCGACAGTAACGTGCATAATGTTCAGCCCAAGATGGGTCAATAGCAAACTTCGTATTTTTCAAAGTATCTATAACCTCGCCGCCCGACATCTGACCCATATATTCCATTCCAAACTTCTCGGCTCTATCCCAAAGAGAAAGTTTGCCGTCAAGTTTTTTCGGAAGGTCTGGGTCACGCTTCGTAGTACACATGTAGTTACTCTTTGTTTTCGTCTCGCTGGTCATATAGTTATATTCTATGCCTGTTCCAGCAATCTTTACTTTGAAACGTTCTTCCTCTCCCTTCTGAATATACGGAACGGCAGCAATCAGCTCCTCCATATGCTTCATAGACTTAAACATATGAGCGGCAAAAAAGTCATCCTTGCGTTTATTCATCATCTTCACGGGCATCTTAGCTCCGCTGGGTAGGTATCGTGGATTCAATAGCAAACTTCTCGGAATACCTATTTCAGAACAGCATTGATAAGCAGCTAAATGAGCACAAGCCATAAACATTATCTTATCTTTCAGAGCCGATATATTGGAAGCTCTTACATTGAAATAAGCATCGTGTACCAAGAACACTTGTTTAATCGAAGAAGGAAGGTCAAAGAACTTATGCCAAAAATCGAACTCCACGCCCTTCTTATTCCAAGCAGAACTTTTCGTGGGCATGAAATTCCAAAGAATTATATCAGCATCCTTCACCAGCTCCTTCCACCTCTCAACCGCATTCTTCTCATATACTCCGATACGGTTACTTGGAGGCAAGAAATATCCATAATAGTTATTGCGCCAATAACCTGTTACTTCATCTTTCTCGTAACCTCCTGCCTGAGAATGGAACTTAATCTTGCGTTGATGTTCTCCGCTTTCAAATTCTTTCACTTTCTTGTTATAAGCGTTCTGGGTAGTAGAAGCAGGAGTCATTTGAGCAACATCTACTTCGTGTCCCAAATCTCGGAACGCTTTGAGCATACTGGCAACATATTCTACAATACCGCCATATTTCGCTATCTGAAAATCAGCAATAAATATCTTCATATCAAAATGGTAATTCATCCGCTTCCCTCACATATATCTCTTCGGGCAGCTGTTTCTTAATATAACCCTGTTCGTAGAACTGTAAACCTGATTGAGAACGATAGAATTTGGAAGCAAGTTTCCACTTCACTTCATGAAACTCCTCAACTGTTACGGAACGTTTCAGAGTGTATTCTTGCTTTTGTTTCTCTACTTGAGGTTGAGAACGTCTTTTATAGGAGTGAGGGAACTCCCGATAATACTCCATGTAACTCAACGCTCCTTGTAAAGTCTCCCGAACGAAAAGATGAAATGGGTGACCAACTCCCCAAGGAGCTACCACCGTGTACCCTTTGTTCTTTTTCAAGAACTTTCTAACCCAATTTACAAGCGTTTCCTCAATCTCGTTCAGCGTTTCCCTCCCGAAGTATTCATTCAGATGTTTATACGTTGCTTCCACTGTTACTTCTTTGTAATTCTTATGGAACTCGTAATAACTCTCATCGTGAAAATCCAATTCAAGATGATGGAATGGAATATTGAGAAAATCAAACAATTTTTCATCCTCCGCTATTCTCTTTGGGTCATTCTCTACGGTCAGCACCTGAACCTCGTATTGAGGAAGGAACAGAAGATGAGAACAGCAAAAGAGAATATCATCACTATGCGGCTGGATGAGTAACAATTTTTCAGTTTTCATTTACAATCTTATTTCGATACTTTTATATTCAACTTCACTCCTTTTAACTTTGGATTAGTGGAAGTTTTCTTGATAGGTTTGGTGAAGGCTCTCAGCTCTGCATCCCAAGCAAAACCTGCTTTCTTGTGATTTATCGTACAACGACAATAAGGGTGAGTTGGTGAAATAGTCGGCTTCCACTCCTTAACCTTTCGCCCGATATTGTTACCATTAGCAATAATATCTTTGAGCTTGAAAACAATTGGCTCACTGTCTGGGTCTTCAGGGTCAGTCAAGTAAAGCTCCCGACAACGCTGACAAGCACCTGGGTAAACATCGAAATAAACCTCAGCATCAGCTCCGTACTCTTTCAAGATACTCTGCGCACGCCCTGAATTATAGGCTTCGTGAGTAAGATAGTAAGCAATTCTCAACCAATCGACTTCCCAATCCTGAGAAGTCTCGGCAAGGTCTGCCGCAAGTCCTCTCGCTCCCATACGTAGTTCAACGGCTTTGATAGTCTTTTGCTTAATCATATTCTGAACTACCAAAGATTGCTGTTGATTATTTCTCAATACTACGTTACTCAACCCAGTCCTCATTCGGTTTCCTAAACTGGTGATGTCGGTGTATGCTCTATTCTTTACGGTTTGAAGGGCAAACTCCTCTTCTTCGGTAAGCGGTATGAAATTACCCGAAGCAAGAAACTTCTGAAACTGAGCATAAGTCATTTTCTTTGCTCTCGCATCCCCGATAGCCTCAGCCAATATACCGAAAAGGAATGCGTGCTCAATTACTCCTTTCTTGTTCTTATACTTATCAAGATTGACTCCAGCAGCAATCAGTATATCCTTATCCGATTGAGAAAGATAATCCAACCCTAACTGACCTGCTATGAATACCAATTCGTACCTTTTGAGAATTGATAACATATCTTGTATCTGTCCTTGATTGAAAATCATATGTCTCCTAAATTTGTATAATGTTTCCAAAACGTTCTTAACTCATCTTTTGCCGAAGCGAACTCAAGCATGAACGTATGTCCGATAATTTTGAACACCTTCGATAGATAGTACAATACATGTCCTACCCAAAAGAATGTTACCAAATAAAGAATGGTGATGACTACGGTCAATAACCGTTTACCAAAGTGTTTAATCTTTTTCATTTCTTCTCCTCCTTAGTTTCTTTAATAGCAGAAGCAGTTGCTTGAGCCATATATTTCAGGACTTCTGCAACTGCATTTGCGGTATTTTCATTCCAAGACTTCACAAAAGCATTTTCATACTCGGTAACGACTGGGAATGGAGAAGGAATGAAATGACTATGTTTTGTCTCCTTCTTTGCCATATGCTAAAATTTTATTCCAAAATCAATTGTATATCCGTATCGGTCATCCAGCCTTATTCCCGAAAGTCCAATAATGTACTTATTTTTGATATCAAGTCCAAATTGTAGCTTATTCGTTCGGAAGTCGGCTGACGTACCTAACATTGCCCACGGTTGTAACGTAGGAACTTTGTATATGACTTCTCTTTCCGTAACCGTTCGGATATTCGGCTGAATAAAAGAAGTGGCAGAAATGAGCTTATTTTGACTCACCAAAGCATCAACCTTAAATGTACCCAAACTATCATTAGAAAAGTCCAAAGCGTACTTTCTGTCCAAGTAATAATCTTGCCATATAGCAAACAACGCTGCTGTATCCGTAGGAATAAAGACTGGACGGTCAACAGGAACTTTAACTTCATAAGGAACTGGGTTGTCAACCGTATCTCTTACAATGTCTCCCTTTACCCATTTAACCTCAACAATCCTTTTAGGCTGCGGTAGTTCTACACTTGACCTGCCCCAAAAGTAACCTATCAATAACGCTATGCCTATTGCAATAAGTCCTCCGATAGATATGGTTATACTTTTATTCATTTGTCTTTAATCTTTGTTCGTAAGAAGCAACCAAATTCTCAAGTTGCGAAATACGTTGTTTGTACTCGTGCTCACGCTTCTGACTTTCTTCCTCGAAACTACGATACTGTTCCATGAGCTTATCGTATTTCATCTTTTCAAGCTCTCGCTGTTTATCGTAGTCGCTTCTCATCTCATTTAACTCTGTGCGGAAAGACTTAACAATTTCATTGCTTAACTTTCTCTCATTCTGGTATTCGTTATACAATGTATCATATCTCTCTTTCCACCAGCTGTCTTTGTTTTCAACCTCTTTCTGAAGAACGTCATAACGCTTCTTCCAAAAGTCATCACCTTTGATATCGGCTTCTGCCGTTGCATTCCTCACTTCCTGTTCGTACTTCTTTCTGTCCAGTATTTTAGAAACAACGGCATATCCAATACCACCTGCCCCAAACAACAAAGATATAAGCCCAAACAGATTTTCAGATAACCATTCCATGTCCTTACTTATTTACTTTGTTAGTTTTTAATTTAGCAAGTTTTACCCTCTTTCTGTAATCTTCTGTATTATAATCAGAACGGAGACACCTTACAATTTCATCTGCAAACAATTGAATCACTTTATCATATACAACGTAGAACTCTTCACGGTCTGAATCGTTCGTGTACGTGCACAAATAAAATATCGCTTTCGTAGAAGAACTCACTTTGTTAAAGAATTTGAACCACTCTCTATCATGCGAGTCAACAAACTGAAAATCTCTCCACTTCGTTATCGGAGTTAAAACGTCATATGCGTTTGATAAATTGTAGGCAAAGTCTCTACCAATGTAAGAACAATTTTTATTCAACGTCAGCCCAGCTCCCTGCTTACCATCTCGATAGAAATCAAAAGCAAGTGCAATCCCATACGTTTTATGCTTGCGGAAGAAGTTGAACATATCATACGAACTATCTACCGCAACTTCAACGTTTCGTTTCCGTAGCTCCTTTGCGAGTGCCTTCTTGAACTCGTTAGCGGGTTTGTCGAAACGTTTGGACGTCAAATAAACTATCTTACACATGGCATTTTTAATTTGCAGCCTTTGCCTGAAGGTCAATAGGCTCGGTTGTTTTCAAAAGAGCTTCCAAACGGTTTATCTCGTCTCTCTTTGATTGACGACTTTCAATAAGCTCGTCTGCGTTGTACGGCATTTCATCTGACTTAGCAATTGTAGCTTCGTAGCATTTCATCACTTTGTAATCTGATTCATCCAGCTCTGATTTCAAAACAGAAATTTTTGAAGCTATCTTAGCAGGGTCATTTGAAATAACCTCCCATTTTTGAAGAACTGATTCACTTTCTTCGATATAATAAGGCTTTGGTGAATCATACTCTCCAAGTTCTCCGTTGAAGTTTGATGGAACGAACTCTTTGAACGTTGATAACATATCCAATTGTTCCGTTCTTCGGTCTTCAATTTCCTTCCTTTTAACAATCAACATAAGCTCTTCAAGCGTTCTCTTTTCCTCTTTCTTCTTTAAGATAGGATTGATAACTTCATCTGCTACGCTGTACTTAGCAATATCAGATTTATAGATTGTTTCTATTTTTGACAATTCAGCATCATAATTGATTACTTGAACTGTATATCGGCTTATAATTTTTGCTTTATTCATAACCTTATATTTTTATCGTGCCCAACGGAAGAACAACCAAGCTCCACTACCAGATGAAGAACTCAATGAACTGTGATACAAGAAAATTGCTACACGTCTCGCTCCTCCTACGTTTACATAATCAACGTCTTCATTATCGACAATCTTTCGTCCATTTCCTTGTACTGCTACGTTCGCTGAATTTACTTGATTAACTATAATCATTTGACCGTCCAAAGGACTTGAAGGCAAGAACAAGTTTCTGTTCTCGGTATTCGTACAAGTTACAAATGAACAATCGTTAGCAAGATACAAGTCAGTTTGTTGCATATTAGCTCGTCCATATGAAACACTTCCTCCTTTTAACTTAGCGAAGTAAGCATCAAAGACATCTATACCAGACAAAAGACTGCCTTGGGTACAAAGAGCAGAAATTGCTGCGGCTATTCCAACGGAAGTGTAACCGCCTAAATTTGTACCTTGTCCAGTGAATAGAGCGGCAGCTGCTCCGTATATAGTACCAAAACCCCAATAATCTTCGTAAGAAGGAAGTTGAAAGGCTTGATTAGTCAAAGCATCCAACCTCAAACCTTCTGCCGAAAGTCTTGCTGATTTACCAGCACTGTTATTCATATACAATCCGCTATCTTTACTCAAAGTAACGTTTTGTTGCGAACCAGGACTTGTTGCGTCTCTATTGAAAGTCAAAGAGCCGTTTCCAAGATTCAATTGAGTTCTTCTTGTATATGTTGAACCGTTGACAGTAGCCTTCGATTGAACCAAACCATTCGATATATCTCCAATCTGATTCAGCTTTCCGATAGCTTTTGCAAACGCTTCGTCAAGACTATCTCCACCTGCTACATCGGCTATGGTTCCTGCATAGTCCTTCGGAGCCCAATCAGGTGATAGTTTACTGCCCGTACCAGCATTCTTTAACCAGTACTGTATCTTTCTGAGCGCAGAGTCAACAGTATCATTATTATTGACGTATTCTGGTTGTACAGAATCGGTGAAATCAACTGATACTCGGATACCAGTAGCATACTTAAATTTGATAATGTATCTTTGGAACTTAGACAATATTGTCAACAAACTATCTCCTTTTGCAGCATCCGTTGGTTCCCCTCCTGTTTCAAGAGCAGGAGACTTCTTGCCGTATATAGCTTCATCAGATGTAGCATTGGTAATTGCTTTGTTAGCATTGTCTATTATTTCTTGATTTGCCTTTCCTACATTTGATATGTTTTGATTGACGGTCTGCATATCCGTATCGTAAGTGTCCTTGGCAACAACTCCTCCCTTCTTATCCAACTGCCCTTTCAGAGCCGAAAGAAAATCAAAGAAAAAACCGCCATTCCAAGAAATTGAATTACCAGTTACTTTTGATAAAAAAGAAGACAAACGATACTTAGCTAAACTCCAAACATTGTTTCTCTGAACCTTACCCATGATATAATCATCAGCAGTAAAGTCTGGAGACATCTCGCTGAATTGGAATACCAACTTCTTATTTACCGTATCAAATACCCCCGCAATATCATCAATCAAAAGATTAGAAGAAGTCACGTGATACTGAATATTGGTTCCAAGGTCATCAATTAAGATATTACCAAGCTCATCGTCATATTGAACCTTAGTAGTGGTAATAGCAATAGCCAAAGCATTCCCCTTATCTTTGATTTGGAAATATTGTCCGACAGACAAACCAACATTCTTTGCTAAATTTACCAGCTCGGAATAAGTAATCAAAGAAATAACATTTTGGTCAAGAACTATCCACTGACTCAATCCTGGGTCGTATATCTTATGACGCATCTGACTCGGAGTATTGTCATACCAAATCAGAATTATATTCTCAGGTGGGGTGTTTCCTATATAGACACCCGCAACCTGACCTATGTTTTTTGTAGCCATAATCCTTTATCTTGAATAATTGTAAGTAGTACGTTCACTCCAAGCTGAAATGAAGTCCATCGTTCCTTGAGCATATTCTCTCTTGGTAACAGTTCCGTCCTTCGTTTCTTTCATAATGCGCCAACCTTCGGTTTCCTCCGAAGTTCCCATGGGTGCCCAACCGTAATACTTTTCATTTGCCGAAACTTCGTCAACAAATGGTTCAGGCAAATACTCGCTGAATGTGCGCACTATTGGCGCATCTTTTTTATTTACTTCCATTTTCTTCGTTATTTAGAAAGTTATCAAATGCTTTTACAAACGTTTCTTTTAATCCACCTTTATTAGTGTCCTCCTCATCGTTTTCTTCAGCATACAAGTCAAATGGGTTTTTCTCCTCATCTTCCTCTTCTGCATCAGGCTCCTTTCCTTTCGGCTCGGAACTCGGTTTAATGTTTCCGTTCTCATCCATCTCCATTCCTTGACCACCGCCTTGTTTAGCCATCATCTCTGCATTCTTGTTCTGAATAAGCGTGGCATTGGTCGGTACGTCTCCGAACTCAAGTGGTTTCATCTCGTATTTCTCACGTGCTTCGTTTACGGTCATGAAGCTGCCTACTTTCTTGATGTCCATATCAAGTTCTTCTTCGATAGTCAAGCCGTTCAAGCCTACGAATACAAGTTCAAAATCAGGATTGATTTGCTCAATGATGTATTTGTTGATTTTTCTCTGAAGGAATTTCAGAAGCGGATACAAACCCTTATCTTTGGAGTGTTTCAACCGTTGCTCTTGACTTCCTTCAAACAATCCTCCGTTACCGCCCGAACGACTGATGTCCCATCCTATCTCGGAAGGGTCAATGGAATAGATTGCACAAGATAGTTTAATAAGATATTCCATCCAAGCACTATACTCCATATCACGGTTGTTCTTCTGAAGGTCAATCCAATCTACGTCTGCTTCAACTACAGGAGTTTTCCAACTTTGCATTACTCCCGTAATCATAGACTGCCATTGCTGCTTGAACTGCTGCAATGCGGCTTCATTGTTCGTTCCCTTTATACGCAATAAACCTTTCGGAGCTGAACCCTGACTGAAGAAACGTCTATTGTATTCATCGCCCCAAAGCATAGATGTTACAACATTGATAAGCTCTTCCAACTCGGAACAACCATAACCATTTGCATATATGGAAGTAGAAGGATTGCGAACTCCAAAACAAAGCTCCCAAGGATAGAACTCATTAACCTTTACATTCTGGTACACCTGAACATAGGCAGGATAATAGCCGTGAACCTTTGGCCCAAAGTCGTTTCTATCTTGCCATATATTTGCTCCGTTTCTTTGGAAGAAAACATTATCATAATCTTTATCAAAGAATGAATCAGCCATACGGAATGTTGCTGCGTCCGTAGCCATGAAACTCTCCAGCTGTCCTCTACGATTGCGAATACATTCAAAGGTTAATTGGTCATAAGTCAAAGAGTCATCAACAATCTTTCTGATGAAAGTATCGAAGTCGTCATGTTCCCATTGGCTAACATTACCGCCCTTCAAGATAAATTCAGTAATAGCATACGCAATTTTTCGGTCTTTATTATCCATCTTTTGTTCAATCCCAAATTTAGGTTTCTTTCGGATAACGAAGCCAGTTGAATACTTGTTTTCTTGCGGCTCTGCAAAATCTGCTACTTGATTCTTTCTTGTCTTGATAATTGAATTTATGATAGGTGTCTTCGACATTCTCTTCAACGTAGTGTACGTCAATGAAAACGGCTTATCTTTATACCCTAAATTGGAATTGAACTCCAATGGGTCAATGAAGAATGCCTTTGCGTTTTGCTCCACCTTCGGCTGAATCTGTTGGAACACTTGAGTAGCTTTTATCATATCCTCTGGTGAGTCTGACCGTAGAGCTTTCTCAAGTGTCCTAAACCTTTTAGCCTTCAGCTTCGCTTCTGCAAGAGCAATGGCATCTAACTGTTTAGCATATGAATTACCCATACTATATTAAAATCAATTTTACATTTGAATATCCTATAACTGTAAAATGTGAAACAAAAAGAAAAGGAGAACATTTTTCAATGCTCTCCTCCTTTAACCAATGAAGGTAAACTATCAAGACTCAAAAGATACTCCCAATGTAACGGTTTTATCAGCATCTGCCGTCCAAGTGCCAGGGTCACCGCTATTCAAGTTGCCGCTGGTAAGTGAAAGTTTGTATTCCCAACCGCTAATGATTTCAAGCTCTTTCGGCTCTCCGTTATTAAGAGTCACTTTGTCTTCGATAGGGTCAGCACCATCCTTCGTTCCTTCGATATTAACTTCACAAGTTGTTCCTCCCGTGATGTTAGCGGTCAAAGTAAGTTTGAATGTTTCAGCTCCTAACTTTTTGACTTGTTCCCCTCCGTACATATACACATCGTACTCCGATTGATATTGGGCTGCCCACTCTTCAATCTCGGTCATTGATGTTACCGTTCCGCACTTCCATGGGATAATCTTTTCAAACTCCGTATCACGAACGCCATCGCACCACATGATAGTTAGTTTCTCAATCTTATCCTCTACCATATCTACCCTCAGGGTGGCTTTCTTGGTAGCATCGTCTTTGTTTACTATTACAAAATCTCTCATATTCTTTGTCGTTTTAGGAAATTACAACTTCACGAATATCGGTAATGCCGTTCATGGTGAATTTGAGTTGCCAAATGCCTTTCGGGTCATCTGCTCCCAAATCATCTTTACAAGCAAACATTACGTTCTGGAAGTCTGATATTGTAATCTTCGTTCCCGATACTGTTCCAACTTTCTCCGAAGTCCCACCGAAAGTACAAGCAGAGCCGTTATGTGAAATCTCCAAATCAAACGGAGTTGCTAACACGGCTTTCACAGACTTAATAGCCAACCAAGGCAATGACTCTTTTGAGTCCTCGTATGAATACTGTTCCTGATACTCAGCCGAAACATGCTCACGATAGGAAGTTTCATTGAAGATAGGAAATACATCAATGGACAGAAACTTTGGAGTAGCAACAGCAACGTCCAACTTAGCATCGTCAGGAGACATAGCCACTGCTTCAATACCAGTATTGTTAGCAACAAATCTTGATATTGTAGAAAGGCTGATAATGCTACCGCCCTTGAATTCATTGATTACTCCTTCGATACTTCCTTCAACGGTCATGACGGTGAACACGCTCTCGTAGTCGTCATACATTGAGTCAGTACGCAAGACAATCCTTTCATCGGGTGTAGCCGTTTTGAAAATGACAATTGTTCTCATATACTTGAAATTTATAAATGAATGTTTGAACTATCTATAACTGTCCAACTTGTTTTCTATCTTCTGCGTTACCATACTATCAAATAAAACATACCGAACGCCAAGAACGTTATGTACAACAACAGCTTCGTCCAAATACTCATATAAAATGGTATTGTCATCAAACGTTGTCACCTCGCTTCCTTCTCCTCTTTCTATGTCCTCAACCAACGCATCGAACGCATCAATTGACGTAGCATCTGACATCATATCTTTCGACAAATACTTCATGTTCTTAACCGAAGTATCAAGCTCAGAAGCCATCAGCTGTAAATCTACCTCCAATGGCTCCTTGAGTTCTTTTATTTTCTTTGAAATCGGCATATCTTATTTTGTTACCATAAACACCAAGTTCCAATTCTGTTTCATATCTCGTTCCATTTCCTGAACGTCAAAGCCGTGCTTATTGAGATGTTTGCGAAGAGCCTTGAAACGCTTGAAGTCCTCTTTCAAGTCCATATTCATATCGAAGTTGTACTCAAAGATTATCTGGTCAACGTCTCCGAAGTCCTTACAGTTGATTAGAACTTCCCACTCAGAGCCTTCAATATCAACCTTCATCTTGGTAGGTTTGTACTTCTTCATAACCTCGTTGATATTTACGCATTCAACAGGAACTCGTTTGCGGTTATGTTTTACCAAGAATGAATAATAATACGGAGCTTTACCCAGATAGAAGTCACGCACCTTATCGTCATTACCAACTACGGCTTGTTTGTGGGCAATTACGTTCTTTGCTCCGTTGTCTTCTATATTCGTAGATAGAAATTCATAGTTCACATCCTCAGGTTCAAATACAATGACCTTTTTGACTTTATCGAATATGTCGCACGTGAACGCTCCGATATTACCGCCCAAGTCCAATACAACGTCTTTCTTGGTAAGAGTTAAACCACCCAAACCTACTGAACGGTGAGTGTACTCACTGCCTTTGAATACCGCATCAACAATATGCTTCTCCGTAGGAAGGTTTGAACGCCACTTCAAAGTCTTGCCGTCCTTCTCGGCAGTAGCCAATGTAAAGTCTGATTGTACTTCTCGGAACTCCGAAAGACGTTTCACCTGAGCAATGAGCTTAGTTTGTTTACAGAAGGCTTCAAATTGACTTATCGTTACATTGTGAAGTATCGGAGTTTTCTCCAAGTCTATGTTCCAACCTTCGTTCTCCGCAGAGCCTTCACGGTTGATACGCTTCCTCAACTTCTCCTTTTCTTCCTCGTCCTTCACTATGTTGATTGAAATATCAAACAACCCTCCTTTCTTCTCACGTACTGAAAACGCAAGTAAGTTCTCAATAAGAATTTGGGTAGTGGTTTTCTTTTCCACTACCTCAAAACCCTTATTCTCAAAAAATTCTGTTAATTTCTTGTCCATTGTTATTTTGAAATAATTGATTTGCTTCTCGGTTGAAATTTGCTGCGTTGTTTACCTTCTCCTATAATCATCTTCCAGTATTTTTGGAACTCGCATAACCACATCTCAATCTGATGAAGAGTTATATTTGGTTCATTGGCTGTATAATACTCGCCATCTTCTATGTCCCAATAAAGATACGGAAAACGTTCGCCCCTTTCTTCACCAATCTTTTCAAGCCATTCTGCGGCAAGGTCTCTGAGCCAATAAATAGCAGGTTTCTGTTCTCTGATTGTTGAAAGGCTTGGATAAATAAGCCGTATGCCGATACTGCACCCTGGCCCAACGTTCGTGAAGTCGTTTTGGTCAAACTTCATAAACTGTTGTCCTCTGTATCGCTCTATGTATGTGAAGTCCTGATAGAACTCATGAGCAATAAAGTCCGCAACCGCAGGGAAGGTTTTCAGATACTCAATAATATCTTCTGGCTTCTTAGCTTTCATCACCGTAGCAATGAGCTTTCCTACGTTATTATGCAGGTGAGGAATTACAACCCTCGTATAACAATAATCTCTCGGTTGGCCAGGTGTTGCTTGAGAGTTTATCAAGTAAGCGGTTGTATATGGGTTTTGACCCGAACTCCGAACGCCAGCAATGAAACGGCTGAACTCATCCTCATCATACTCCTCCCAATCAGGAATACCATTCTTCCATTTCTTGGCTGAAATAAGCTCTTTTGTAGATTGAGCCTGTTTAAGTCCTGATTTGATAGGTGCTCCGAATAGACTGGGCTGAACACTCTTTCCTTTCGGTTCAAATTCAAAAGTTTCAGGATTGTTGAAGAAACGAAAAACCATCATCTTCCAAACCAAGTTCTTCAACGAAAGACTTTCATCAAGAAGAATGTTTTTGATTTGCCATTGACTGTTTCGGTCAAGCTCCCGATAAACGTTTGTGAACTTTGATTCTTGGAATATCTTATTGTCAGTCCAAGGTCTGTCCTTCTTATCAATGAACCTCCGTTTCCAAATCATCTGCCTTTCGTACATAGTCTCAAAGAACAATCTCAAGTGAGGCTCGTACACTTCCAAGCTCTCATCTGGGAGCTTATCATACCATGCTGCTTGTTCAAACATAAATTATAAAGTTTTTGTATTTACTCTCATTTTGAATTCTCGCTTCGCTTCAACATTACCTTTCGCCATTAGTTTCAGCAAAGGAACTTTCTTCATTCTTTTGAAAGGTCGGTGAGCTGCGTTAATTAACCTTGCTTCTCGGACATCTAAATTACAACGTTGAGGATTGCCGCTGGGATAGAACTTGCCGCATATATTTGTTGATAACATCGGACAATACCAATTACCGTGAAATCCTGTTATTTCAAACTTAGTATTTCCCCAGACACTGTCTTCTGAATCTTTGACAATATCTCCTCGCTTAAAGTACCTCCATACTTGTGGATTATCATTATCTATTGGCATATCATAACATTTTACTTAATAACTATGGGCAGAAAAATGAAAGGAGCTACTTTCACAAGCAACTCCTCTCCGTCCAATCGCAGTACACCTCCCCACGTTAAAATCTTAACGCCAACACCTGACGTGGAGAAAGTTCAAATTGTTTCTCATCTTTGAGAGTTTTCAAAATCTCGCACGCCTTGATATCAACCTTGATATTGCAGATAGCTCTGACAATATCGTTATACGCTCTACGGCAATTTGCCTGTTCCTGATTTTCGGGCACGTTACCTTTCTTGTCCTCTGCATCCGAAGCTGAAAGGGAACTCATCATTTTTCCTCCGTCATTGCTTGGAACATAGGTTTCTTCCCAATCATAGACTTTGAAGCCGCAGTCCATTTTGATACCGTCCGTCCACCATTTGTCTGGGTCTTTGGTCGGAGCTGTTCCGCAGTTCTTCAACTCCTTCTCGGCTTCCGCTTCCTTTACAGCCAAATCTGCCGTCATAGCAGGCAGCAGAACGGTGTCCACTTGGTCTTTAATCTCCTTACCAGTCTTAGACACTTTAATGTCTCCCTGATAAGATAAAGCGTCCATAACATCGGACTTCTCCACGTCTGCTTCTGCAGCAGCTTTCTCAAATGGATTTTCCTCCGATACTTCTTCACCTTTGCGGATTGAATCATCATCCGCCATCAATTCTTGAACGTTTGAGAAACTCCCATAAATACGTCCACGCTGAGCAGCTCTCGCTCCTTGAATCGCTTTGCTAATTTCGTCCATGATTACTCTTTGATATATTTGTTATACAAAACATGAGCAATCCAGCCGACAACGACACCGATTGCTAAACTCACAACGTTTGAGATTGATACCCAAACAGGAGTGTAGTGCATATACACCAACGCTCCGATAACTACGGCTACAATAATTGCAACCCAGATGATTGTTTTCTTTTTCATATTTATCAATGTTTATTTGATTGCCATACCATAAAAATCTTCTAACGTGTATGCTTTACTATAACTGTATTTATTCTTTTGGTCGTTTACATCGTCAAGCATATTTTCAAGAAGGCTCTTGCCGTTCTTAGTCTGATAATCGGTATTGTTATATACAGACAAGTTCAACCACGTCATCTTCAGATTGAATAAAACTTGTCCCAATACTTCCTCCTCTTTCATTTTCGTAAACTCGGAGAAACGTTTGGCAATCCATTGAGCCATCGGTACAAGGTCAATATCCTTCGGCTCGTGATAAGGAGAAATTGATTCAATGAACTTCTCAAAGGCTTTTGGCCCAAACCCTGCTTTGAGCTTAGGAATGTTATCAGAAGTGTCTCCCATAATGACCTTATATAACAAAACCTCAAATGGCTTCGTAGGTATGACCTGAACATCAGTTTCAAGATACTCGTTCCAAAACACTTCCTTCTCTGGGATACAATACATCTTCAAGTTCTTTGAGTTATTGTTGAACAAGGAAACGTTTTTGTTCATGATTTGTCGAATATCGGAATCACCAGTAATTATTACCAGCTCTTCGTCCAAACAATATCCAAAGTACAAGCCCCATACGTACAGAAGGTCATCCCCCTCTGCTCCCATGACTCTACTGACGATTAGTCCTTTTCTCCGAAGAAGAGCCTCAAACATATCTAATACAGTCAGGAAATGCTTGTAAAATGGGTCTCTAACCCTCGTAAGAGCGTACTTGTAATCATCGTAGATACTGTAACGCCATGAAGAGCTATCTATCACAAATGCTACTCGTTTGATGTCCTTAAACTTTTTCAAAGCAAAGCACATGTCCATAATACATTTGCGTATCAATACTTGCTGTTTCTCCTTATCTTGGAGAACGTCTCCCATGTCTTGCCCTTTGTAATAGGTAGAGAAAACGGAGAATGTTTTGTGGAACAAATAGTTACCGTCAAATAATATATTCATGTTTCAAATGTTTTCTTATAATAACTATGGGAGCCATCCCGAAGGACAACCCCATAATCACAATCAAAGTCATATGGTTTATTTAAGCAATTTCACTCCATCGGCTTGACTCTTCGCTCCCGCACTTACTTGCTTGTGAAGCTCCGTGTTCTTGCCATCCTTATATCCGTAGGCTCTGGCTGAATCAAAATTCTCTTTTCTCGCTCTTCCTCTACCAACCTTGTACTTGTTTTCAATATACTCGGTAACGGCTGTATCATTGCGAACTACCAAAGCTGTAACTTTTGCTCCATATTCGGCATTCTTTGCTTTTTCTCGGTCACTCTCCTCTTTCAGCTTAGCATCCAGCCCAGCTGCACAGCCCATCAAGTAACTTCTCTGATACTTATCCATACTGATAGGCTTCATAGCATACTCCATGGTTTTCTTGTACTCCTTGAAACGATTTTTGGAGAACGCTACGAAACGTTCAGCAAGCATTCCACGCAACCACTTAACGGTCTCAATGTTTTCTTTCTTACCGAAAATCATCAATCTTCTGTAAGTGCTTCCTACTTGAAAACATTTGCAGAAATTCCATTTACAAAGAACGTATAACAAACGGAACTCCCATTCTCCTCCGATACTCTTGTAGGTGAATCCGTCCACTTTCTCTTCAAACACAGTATCTTTTGCTTTCTCCTCGTCCGTTCCAATCTCATCCATAGACAAGTTGTACTGGGTAAGAAGTCTTTGTATAGCCGCAGCAGCTGCGTTCGCTTCTCCTTCAGAGTTGATTTTCTTTGCACCTTCGTAAAGGTTTTGTAACTTTCTCAGCTTCTTTAATACGCTGTCTAAATTCTGATTTGTTGCTTCCATATTCTTTGAAATTTACTGTTTGATTTACAATCTTTATTTACAATTACACTACGAAGGTACGGAGTATTTTTCAAACGGCAAAATAATTTCCAAACTTTTTTCTATTTTTGGGCAATATTTAACTTTTATGCTACAAAGTCTTGAATATATCCTAAAAAGTGCTTGGCTCTTGTTATCGCAACATAGACAAGGTTGCGTTCTTGTTCCGCCATCCACGGAACGGTCATACAATATTTCAAATATAGCTTATCTTCACATATGATGAATACTCGGTCGCTTTCCAACCCTTTCGATTTATGAATTGTACTCAAACAAATACCGTTCTTGTTATCATCGGAGAAAATCATGTCTATGCGGTCAATGACTTCTTGGGAAGTTACCAAACCTTCTGAAAGAACTTCTATTGCTTTCAACTTATCTTCGTAGTTCTTATACATTTCATGTTCCTTCGCTTCAGCTTCGGTGCATCCCTGCTTTGCTACCACCTTTCCGATTATCCGTGATAATTCCCTTTCAAGTCGCTCCATTACGTCCTTAATCTGCTTGCGATTGGTTTTCTTTATCATGTTAATAAGATTGGTTCCAATATCCCTTCCTTTTACATACGCTTTCACCCCTCTCCCGATATATTGCATACACAACTTAACTAACGGAGCTGAAACCCTGCAAAGTATCATATCGCCATCCTTAACATCTGCCATAACGCTCTCCCGACTAACTACACCTGCTGGTGCACCTGCTCTTGATTCTATCTGAGGCACTATCTCTTTGGCCATTCCGATTATATCTCCATCGCAACGGTAACATACGGATAAAGGAAGTTTCACGGTGTGCGGAAGTCTCTTCAAAAGATTGAAACTTTCAACATCCGCTCCAGCAAAACCATAGATTGCCTGACGTGGGTCTCCAACAGCTACAAATCTACCATTAGGTTTCAAGCATTTCAAGAACAAGTTTCTTTGGGCAGCGTTCAAGTCCTGACACTCGTCTATGAATACCCAATCGTATTGGAACATCTTTATCTGTTTGACGTTCGGGAAGTATATCATGTCTGTGAAGTCTATGACTTGCGTTTCCCTTTCGCCCCAATTGATACCCTTAATAGCAATATCAACTTCGTTGTCTTCCAAATCAATGTTATGTTTCCAAGCAAGCTCTTCCAAGTCTTTCTCGGACTTAACCAAGTTTACTCTACCAAGGTCAATGAGCTTCAAGATATTGCCTTTCCAAGTTGACATCTGTTCAGGTAACAAGTCTGACTTCGGAGAAAGGGAAGAGTATTTGATACCATTATTAACCCAAGCCGTATATTTATCAACCTGAAGCTGAGAGTTCAAAGCTCGCATAGTTGCCGAAGCTCCCAAACTATGTAGCGTTTTAATATCTACATTGTTGAGATTGCCTACTTTGATTTTCAGTTCCTCTACGATTGCCTTGTTAAACGCCAAAAACAATACTCGCTTGTTCTTCGGAATAAGTTTCAACGCATTCACAATCGTTGTAGATTTTCCTGAACCTGCTACTGCGTCTATAACCGCATTGCCTTTACCTTTCTCAATGTAGATGTAAACGGCTCTTTGATATTTGCTTGGAATGAATACCATAATCTTTTGACTTTGTTGATTTCTGTTACGAAGTTACGGACTTATTTTGTAACCGCAAAACTTTTTATAAAAAACTTTGCTAACTTTAACTTTTGTTAAATAAAAAGGAGCTACTTTCGCAAGCAACTCCTCTTCATAAATGAGACAATATATTTAGATATTCAATATCAAGTTATCCTCGTCAGCAAGTTTAGCAAGTTTCTCCTCCGTAGGCATCCAACCGCAAACAAAGATTATCTTTTCGCCTTGTGCCTTTGCAGCCTTGTGCCAAGCTGCAGAAAGAGTTTTGAAACGTTTATCGTTCATATACAAATCGAAGTCTGAAACCGATATTTCCCACCAAGTATGGGTCATCGGAGCGTTCCCTGATTTGTAAGCGTACGCAATCACGCCTTCTTTCATGCTCTCAACTTTCTTGAGAATACTTAATATAAAATTTTCAATCTTCATATCTATTTCAATTCACAGGCTCCTCCCGAACATCCTACGGCTACCATGTCGCCTGAATAGAAGTTCTCACGGTTGCTCATTATCTCGTTGAAATCTACTTCGTGGGTATCAAGATATTCTTTGATAGCATTGTACTCACTTTCAACCTCCGAAGAAGATAAACGCTGGAATGGAGCGTTGTCATAAATTTGGTCGCCCATCTTAGGCAACAAGCTCACGCCAGTGAATAGATAATCGTTGGTAAACAATACTGCCGCTACTTCATCCCACTCATCGTCTTTCACTTCAACAGTTGCGGATATGTTATTGGAAACGGCTTTGACGTTTACGCTTCCTTTGTTTATCCAATAATGTTTTACCATTCCGATAAACTTGAGATGGTCAACGGCTGATACCTCGTCTTTGAATATCATATTCGGGTCATCGGATTCAATTGGGAAACTTATCACCGCCTCATCCCCTCGTAGAACTTTAACCAACGGAGTATCTTTCAAAGCAATGAACTCTGGGCTGTAAGTCTTGATGCGTACTCTACGAAGGTATTTGTTAGCATGAGCTGGATGAATACCGCTACAATACAAACCAAGAATAGAAGAAGCATTGCCGCTCGGTTTAATTGTCGTACAGGTACGGCTCTTATTTATACCAAAGATTGCTGCCCATTCCGCATTGGTTTCTGAAACTACCTTCGCACCTTCTCTTAATACCTCACCCCGAAGGATAGGATTGGCATATATGCCTGTTATGCTCACTCCGATAGCTCTATCACGCTCGGCTATTTCCCGTGAGGCAGGAGACAGATATTTGAAGTCAGTATAAAGAGCCTGAACAGTCGCTACGAACGAAGCTACACGGCATGCTTCCAAAAACTCCTCTTTGGTTTTAACTCGCTCAGCATTTATCTCTACAAGATTGCAGAACGCAAAACCAGACTTGCCGTTGATAGCAGGCTCCATTACAATCTCACCGCAAGGATTGACTGTGTATTTGAAACTCTTAACATTTACAAACCCTGGCTCGCCAAACTGACGAATGACCTGTAACTTGTCTTTCATTTCCTCGTAACCCAATGGGTCAGATAGAGTAGCAAGAATACTGTTATTGGCCATAGCTCTTTGAGGATTGTCCGTCCACCAGCTTCCTGTCTTAGCTCGAAGCATCAACTCATCGTCTTTGTCGAACAAAGCAATCATAGCAGAACGTCTCACCCCTCCGCTCACAACGCTGTCGGCTATATAACAAATGATGTCATGAACTTCGATACTCGTGAGCTTTCTGCCTTGAGCGACTTTCATGACTTCTTTGATATGATTATGAGCTTTTATCAACGGCTCTGGGCCAGGTGCGAGGAACTTACCATCAATCAACGCTCCTTCTGGTCGGATAGCGTCAAAGACTATATCAGGAGCCTTGCCTTCAAATAGAGCCATCATAAGCTCTCGGATTGAATCAGCCCATCCTTCGATACTATCTTCAACAAAAAATTGAGGTCTTTGGTCTCCGTTATAAGGCTTAACGATAGGCAATTTATTTATATAATCTTTGTGAAGTGAATATCCTACTCCGCAACCACACAAAAGCAAATACATGATTTCGCTGAATACTTCTACACGGTCAATGTAGGTAGAACAGCAATTGTATAACTTAGCTTCATGCTTCAAAATTCCGCTTGTAGTTTTAGGAGAAGCAAATTGACGCCCTCGCTGAGATGAAAGAATTTTCTTATCAACCTCCAAACGTTTTGCTTCCTTAATCATAGCAAGCGTTTCATCACCAAGCAAACCTAAACTCTTCAACTTGACCTTGTGCATCTCGTAGATGCGGTCAATTGTCTCGTCCCAGTGTTCAAGTCGTCCATCCTCTTTTCTTTGAGAGTATTTGGACAAGAACACGTAGTCTGCTAACAAATCAATACCGTTACTTTTCATTTTGTTAATCATTCTTTAATTGTTCTTTTAATAATTTCAAGTGAACTACCTCATCCGCTAACAATTTAGCAAGCAGTTGAAGAGCTATCTTGATTGTCTCCGTTTCAGTTAGCTTCAAGAGCTTCTTTTGCAAGTTCTCATAGAAGTCAATTGTTTTCTCTTCCGCACCGATTGCTATTTCAATCGCTTCTTCTGCGGTCTTTCCTACGGTAACGCCTGAGTTGTTATATCTCTGGTCAATCTTTCCTCCTATCTTTCGGATAAAGTCTGACAGCTTATCGTAGTGTTTCATCTCAGTCAGAGCAATGCCCAATAGCAGCTCACCTACGTCCTCAAACGTAGCTTCCTGAGTAGTGTACATATGAATGGCTGTAAGCTCGGAGAAGTCATTGGTACCATTGAAAATGGGATAAAACCATTCAGCCATTACCCCATCATCTTGTTTCGCCTTATCATAACTTGGGTATTCAACATTTGGGTCAGAATAACGCATAGCATTAACAAGCCCATTAGTCAAATCGTCAAGTTGATTTTTGCTCAACGGTTTCTTGATTGCAAAGTTTTTCATATTCTTTACATTTTTGTTCTCTCTTTTCTTCGTTCTTGTAATCTTCGGCACGTCCAATGATATTGCTCGAAAGTATTTTCAAGCTCCCGTCAGACTGCTTCTGTATTTGAGTTTCAACGGCAAAGTCGTTACCGAAGCCGAAGTCAACCCCGATAAACAACCCTTTGCCGTTAGTGAACTGTCTGAACTGGTTCATTACTTTGTACCAGTATGTCCAAACCCACCTGCTCCTCGTTCCGTAGTCTCGGAGAACTCTTCAACAAACTCAAAGTCTGCCTGAACAACATTCTCTACGAATACAAACTGAGCAATACGTTCTCCCTTTTCAAAGCTCACTTCTTTGTCTCCGTGATTGATAAGAAGGATATTGCACTCACCCTGATAATCGCTATCAATAGTGCCAGGAGCGTTCACGCAAGTTATACCGTGTTTCATAGCAAGTCCGCTTCTCGGTCTCACCTGAACTTCCATGTCTTCGGGCAATTGCATATAGATGCCCGTGTGAATCATCTTGCGTTCGTTCGGCTGAATAGTGAAAGTTTCATTCGCTCTCACATCGGCTCCTGAACTTCTCGGAGTAGCATAGACAGGAGCTTCACCCCCATCCTTCAAAAGCATCTTGACTTTTCTTTGTGTCATGTCCAAATCTTCTTTATTGTTATTAAATCTAAAACAGTTTATAATTTGTTGCTTTTCAGCATCCCAATTTCCCCAACGCTTAGTTTGGGAATATCCCAATACAGTTCTCCTCAAAGCCCATATAGCAATATAATATGCTCGCCTTTGACTGAACTCGTCTTTACAATAGACAGATGACTTTGGTATAAAACCTTTCCTGCCCTGACCGTCAGTTACTTGATAACATTTCTCGGAGTAGTCTCCAAGATGCGTAACAATTACAGATACGCAATTACAAAACGGTTTCTTTTCACTCTCACCTTTCTTCGCCATACCAATTTTAATTTACAGTTTACCCTTATAAACTCTGGGTATTAAAGGAAGGTGTATTTGAAGCCTGTGGTTATCAAGTTAGCACCTAACTTAGCAAGCCAGAAGCTGGATGAAATATCGTCATGTTCTCCTACTGACTCAAGTCCTTTATCGGTAAAGGCTACTGAACCAAGGTCGGAGAAAATCAAATCTTTTACATCTTGTGAATACTTATCTCCAGTTGGTATATGTATCTTACCTCGCTCAAAATCAATAGCCAAACCTGGCCATCCTGTCTTCAAGTCGTACTTATCTATTCCAGTGGTATGTCCTATAACTGGCAATCCCTGTTTATCGCTTTCCTGAACGAATATCTGTTGGAATGTGTTTTGCTCCATCACCATGCTATCAGGTCTGAATCTTGCGTTGATTCCCTTCAATATTTGCATCTGTTCGTGGAAGGTCTTGCCCTTATCTCGGTAAAAGTTCAACAACCAACGCTCTCCTGTTTCGTCATCTACTCCCCAAGTCGTAAATACAGTGTAGTCACTTCCTACGTTAGCGGATATTGCGAAGTCACAGCCTGTAACAACTTTGTTGAACTTGATTGGGAAGTCATCCCGATTGCGTACCAACGTGTAGTTCTCCATACGTACCAAAGAGCGTTCCAAAACTTTCAATGGGAATATAGAAGCCTCATTGGTAATAGGTCGGCATAAGTTCTCACGACTGAAGATGATGTTACCTTGCGTTGCTTTCTTGTCCATCAAATCGAAGAAGCTCCAACGCTGTGGCCACAATATACGTCCGTCAGGGAAGATAGCAGGATATTCAATTACAAACCAACCCTTCTTATTATGTGTAGCAAATATGCTCTTGCTCCTCAAGTCTCCATATAAGTCCGAAGCGTGAAACGGAGTACCAACGACAATGATTTGTCCTCCTGGCACGAGCATGTTCATAATAACAGCGTGGAAATAGTCTATACTTTTCTGCCTTTGTAGGGCACTGTAGATGACGTTATCTTTCAGTCCATCATCTACTACTATCCAGTATGGGTGAGCACCACGTACTGATGACCCAAACCCCTTACACGTCAACCTCGCTCCGTTCCTACATACTATGTTCGTACTTGCCCACGCTCCGCTATTTCTTGAATCAGGGTACAACCTATCTTTGAGAATATCGTTACTCTCAATTGTTCCTTTCAAAATCTCCATAAGGTCAACGGACTGCTGGAGTGAGAAGCTAAACAAATACCCACGATTGGAATTGCTCTTCGTAGGTCGGGCAGAGAATACACTTGATTTAGGCTTTGCGTAGGAATAGAGCTTCCAAGCACAATAGGCATTTGAGAAATAATACGACTTACCATGGTCACGGGCAGCGTTGATACATAATTTATTGTATCGGTGTACCAAATCTCCCCATTCCAAATGATGCCAAGACAATTGGAAGTCGGGCATTACCGAAGTAATAAAGTAAGTAAGGTTGCGTGTCCGCAATGTTTCTTCGATAGACTGCGAAAGTCTATCTGTATATTTCGGAGCGAAGTCAATGTTTGGGTCACCCGTGTACATAACTTGATAAGTATCTTTCATCAAGTTATCTAATACCCAATCCAAGTCTCCTCCTGAACCTTGCATGAGCTCCAATATTCCCTTATCGTCCATGCCGTCAATTATCTCATCTACTATATTGAGACATTCCAATTGATGCATCGGAGACTGTAACAAGGTCACAGGAGCTTTCGCAATTATGTCTGGTACTGTTGCTATCATATCAATCCTCTTTATACGACAAAAGCTAACAAGGATTGTACCCTGTTAGCTCTCAAACTCTTTTTATGGTTGTTTCCGCTTAATACTCGATTGTCTCGTCAACGGCTCTTTGTAACTCTTTATACATTTCATCTTTTTGTTCTTTCGTCAATTCAGTATCGGCTTCGATTGATGCCTTGTAACGGAGAATGTCGTTGTTCAACGCTTTGCACATCGCAAGAACTTCTGTCTTGATAGTATCGTGACATTTATTCTTGCTGAAGTTGAGAACAAACTCGTGCATCCCTTTCGTGAAACGTAACATTCCGAAGGCTCGGAGTAACTGAAAGACTTGGTCAGCTTTATTGTGAGTCAGATTGGTCGCCTTAACAACCTCCGTTCTCGTGAATACACGTTGTTCTGCATTCTCAATCGGTTGACCCTTCGTAAGTATCATCCATAACTTCACGCATTGGTCTTCAGCATGTAAACGATTGGAAGTATCATTCAGGAAGTCTCCCAAACTTCTCTCCTCTTTTCCTTCACGGTCTCTGACGCTTAGATAGTCGTGAATTACTCGGTCTTCAAGAATTACAACCTCAACACCTTTCTCCTTTGCGGCTTCAATAGCTTTCTTTGATACCTCAGGCTGAAGGCAAGCCATAATCAGAACGGATTGTTCAGCAGGCAGCTTCGTAGGTTTTGCTTGGAACTCCTCAGGAGCCTTCTGCTCAGCATTTGTTTCTTTCGGAGCTTCCTCAACTTTCTTCCTTGTTCTGGGCTTGTAAGTTCCTGCTGCCTTAGCAGCTTCAATCTCTTCTTTTGTTCTCCGTTTACGTTTCGGAGTTTCATTTGTTTCAGACATACGATTTTAATTTACATTTATTGATACTATAACTGTTTATTCTGAATAAGAACGGAGCAATCATTGCTATTAAGTAGATAGTTCAACGCACTCTACACTACCATTTTTGTTACGACTTCTCACAACCAGTTTTGCTCCGTTGTTCTTATAAACTTTGGGAAGTTACTTTGCTCCACATTTGAACTCAAAGAACTCATCACCCTTCGCTCTGCCCTGAGTAGCTTCTGCCGCTCCTTCTCCTTTCTTCGCTCGGAGTTTACGCATATACCACCGTAGAAGGTCGGCTGTCGCTTCTACGTCATTCATAGCACCGTGAGCATCTGTAAGCCGTATCTTTGCCCTCTCACAAGAAGCTCCCAAGTTGATTTTCTCGTCTCCGTTAATTCCCCACGCTAATTTAGCAAGCGGAAAGGTATCAATGATATTCGGATACATCCAAAACTCGACATCATCCTTCTTCTGAAGAGAAAGAGCGTAATTCAAAAACCGAATATCAAAAGGAACATTATGACCTACTGGTACAAGCCGTCCCATTTCCTTCTTCTTGGACTTTGCTCTATGAGTTTCCCAGAACTCCGTAGCGGTTGATATAAACTCCTTAATGCTCATGCCCTTGTTTATATCGGACATACTCACCATAGTCCTATCCAACGCATCCTGTTCGATAACTAAATCAGCATAAGGCTTGACGAAAGTTTCCCAACGGTCTATCTCTTTCAAAGTAGAGCCGTCAAGAACAACCGCAGCATATTGGGTTATTGGATTTTTGTCCTCATATAACCCACCTGTTTCGCAGTCAAATACTATGTAATTACTCTTTATCATATCTTGTTATTAAATGTTGAAACCGTGTGACTTAGTTATTAACCTTGCCGCACGGTTTCTATATAGACAATCAAAGAATTTTATTTGCCCTCATCTTCCTTCGGAGCTTCGTGATGTCCTTCAGTGCCTTCGGGTGCTTGCTCTTCATCTTTCTCCTCCTTCTCGGTATCTTCGCCTTCAGTAGGCTTTGAATCGCTGCCCTCGGCATCCTCTTCTTTGTCCTGACCAAATATCATAGCGAAGATAATACAGCCTTCACGAGCATCGCATGTTTCGCACTTCTCACGGTCAATCTCCATACCTTCGTTGAGTTCCATATCAACCTCCAACTTGCCGTCTTTCTCCTCAACGTGTATCGGTCTGCCGAAAGGTCTGAGCGGTTCAGCAATTTCCTCAATCGTTCTTTCGCTTCTTCCTCTTCGATAGCCTTTGTTGAACTCTTGTCGGGCAACGTGTCTTGTTACTTCCTCACTTGCCTTTGCTGCTTCGTTGATAACTCCTTCAACAATTTCGACAAGTTCTTTCTCAGAGTATTTTCTGCCTTTCGGAACAAGCAACCCTTCAGTTCTGTTCATCACCATCTGTACTGCGGCAGCACCATCTACATTTCCCCTTCTCCTGTAAGTATGATTAGAGAACCAAAGAGCGTTCCAAATCATCACTCGTTCTTTCTTCGTGAGCAATAGGCTCAAAATAAATCTTTTCAAACGTTTCATACTACTTCTTTTTTATTGTTGTTAATAAATCAAATGATTCCCATCCTTGCGTATATTTCAACGTCCACTTGCCTTGTTCGTCTTTACGATAAATCACAACGTATCTTTTGCGGAACTGTTCAGGCTCCGTTCCCACGCTGGGGTGAGATACTTGTTCTTCAAACGGAGCTACTTTTACAATCTCTCCTTTTTCGTAAGGCTTCAGCAAATACTTATTCCAAGGCTTGCTCGGAGCTTCGGCATTCACTACAAGAAACTTTGGTAACTTTTCTTTCTTTGTTATTGCTTTCATTACATTTTTTCTTTTGTTAAATTGTAATTATAAACTTTGGGAGAAAAAGAAACGGAGAAAAGCAAACATAATTCGCCAATCTCCGCTCCCAAAGACTACTGTTGCTAAAAGTTACTTCTTAACTTTCTTTGCTGGTTTCGGCTCTACTACCTTCTTGATAGTAGTAGTCGGTGTGAACTTCAACGTGTGACTTTCCTTCACGTCCATCGGTTTCTTGGTCAACGGATTGATACCCTTGCGAGCAGGGTTGACCTTCTGTTTGAACTTACCAAGCGTAGGCAGGTTCACTTCATCACCATCCTCAACGCAAGCCTTTACGATTACAGGACACATTGCGTCGATTACTTTGTTCACGTCTGTCTGGGTCATCCCAGTTTCCTTAGCCACTGCGGCTACCAATTCATACTTTTTCATTTTTCTTTACAATTAAAATTTAACAAAATGTAACGGTACTATAACTGTTATCTACACTTCAATAACGTTGAGACCTTCTAATTTCAGGAGTTCCATCAATCTTTCCCATTTTCGGTCTCTGACTTCTTCCTTGATATACCACATAGATAGGTCTGTTTTATTGATAAACTGCCCTGGATTGAGTCCTTTGTTTATCGTGATACCGAACTCCCAGTGAGCAGTCGGTTTCTCTACAAATCTCATATCCTTCTCAATGCAGTTCAGGTCATAGGCTGATATAACAATTCCCTCCTCTCCGAAGTTTATCATTGTTTTCTTCAACCGTTTCGGCTCGTCCTCCTCAGGCTCCTCTCCGAAGTCGTCATCATCTTCCTCGTCATCGAAGTCCTTTGCCTTCTTTGTCGTGGTTTTCATCTTCTTTTGATACTTCGGTTTGCCGCTTTCTTCTGGTATTTGACTGACTCTTACTTTAACCATTGTCTTGCTCGTTTTTCTCCTCAGGCAATTCACCTTCACGGTTGAATCCTCCTGTTAATGGAACTTCAGTTTCAACATTTTGGAAGAAGTTTTTGCCCGCCCAATTATCTCCATATGAGTCTTTGTCTGTTCTTCCTCTCCTCTTCTTGACGTCATCAATCATTTGTTGGTTCTTTTCCCAATCAACCTTTGACATCTTTTGCCTATCTCTTTCATTGTCCTCCTCCGTTCTTGAGTTAGCGTATAATCCATTATCATCTCCCTCCTTCTCAATGAAATAACTTGCTTTCCAAGAGTGTTGGTCGTAAAGATATTTACAAACTGCTTTGAATCCTTCATCCCCGATAACTCTCAAACCTGAGAAGTCCCAAAGGTAGGTTTCAACCTCCGTATCCAAGTTACCATATGAAACTTTTTCCATACTTTTGACGATAGGAACTTCAATCTCACGGCTGAACTCAGAGAAAACAAATACAACGGCTTTGCCTTTAACAAATGATTCAACTCTGGGAGTAGGAGAAATAACTGCTTGACCAGCAAGCGGCACTTCGTCAGGCATCCCAAAGAATATCTTGTTTTTGGGAGCTTCACCCTTGATATAGAACTCGTTGGGGTCAGGCAGTACTTTCAGCATATACCGCATCCAACTTGCTGGTATAGCTTGCTGCTTTTTGGTAGGCTCTTCACGCCTTCGTTTCCAAAATTTCCAATTGATTTTCATAACAATCCTTGTTCTCTAAATTCTTTCAATACATTGTTTTGTGCTCGTATGAACTCCGTAGCCATCGCCCATGCTTCCGCACTTAACATCCTTAACCCTGCTCCATAAAAGTCCCAGAAGTAAGTCTCAATTGCGGTTTGAACACCGTACACCTCATAACTGACATTCTCCTTTCTCAGCGGAATGAAGATATTCATGTTGTAGTCGGTTATGTGGACAATCGCTCCTCGCTCTCCTTCGTGAGCTGTTATTTCCTTGACGAAGCACTTATGGTCGTACTTCCTTCCACCAATCTCATCTACAAAACCCATGTTACGCAATTTGATGTCCGAAGCGGTTATGCCTCCTGTTCCTACGGCATTTGGGTCTGGTAAGCACTTTACTATACACTCAAGCATTAATTGAGATACAAGGTGTTTACGTCTCCCGAATGCTAAACGTCTCAAACCTTCGTTCGATTTTTCCAATGCTTCCTTGTCGGCTCGTAGGTCGTCATTGATTTTCTGATAATGCTTTCTTTCTTCCGCAAGCTCCTCCGATAGAAGCCATTGAGCAAATTTCTTAATCCAATTCATATTTACAATTTTTCAATGTTACTGGGTAGGATAACTTTGATGGTTACCCCCTTATGAACCAAAGAAAGTAGCAAAGAAAGTTCTCAATATTTGTTATGTCTTTATTTCTGATAAGGAAATTTTTTGCTTACGTATGTACATGTACGCTCACGCAGAATATCCCCCTAAACACCCCCTTATAGCAAAATTATTTTGGCGGTTATCTTTGGTATTGTTACGTTTCGTCAGACAATAAAATAATGATTGCTCGTGAGTTCCAGTTTTCTCCTCCGAAGTCTTTTATCACCCCGAAGGTTGGAGTTCACGAGCAACCTTGCTATGTGTTTGGATTCATTGCTATTTCATCCACTTATCGTATAACTTTCGATAAGCCTTCAGCAACTTTTCTCTTCTGTTCCTTGCGTATTGAGATTGGGTATCAACTGTACCATCTATCCAACAAGCGTTCTTCAATATCTCTTCTCGGTCAGCAGGTTTGTATTGCTGGGCTCGGAGTAATAAATTCAAGAAGCGTTCTTGCTTCTTTACCTCCCAATCAATCTTGGCTAATACTCTTTGAGCTGTTTCAGTAGTCATCGTCTTTTGGTTCTTGCGTTCCTTTAATAGCTCGGATAACCTGTGCTATTCCTTGAAACAATGTTCCTAACAATATGACTGTACCTACGAACACCCCAGAAACTACTGAATATAAATCTTACAATTTCCATATCATCCCCAAATTACATAGTTCAGAAAATCTACTACACCGCTCCACCATTCTAATATCGGGAACATTACAAACCTTATAAATAGGATAGACAATGTTCCGTAGGTCATAAGTCTCCACCAGCTCCGATATTGGTCTTTCAATACCTTCTTGCCGAAACGTCCGTCAATTGCTTGTAATACTTTAATCATGATTTTGTTCTCCTATTCTTTTGATTTCTTCTCTTATCTCTTCGCAACGTTGATTAGTAAGGTTTCTTGCGGCTGGATGAGGAACGAATAACAATGGCGTTCCTATCTCGGATATTTTAACAATGTACTTGTTCACCGTTTCAGCAGCTTGAACTCCGCAAACTAATACCATATCAAACTTGCTTATTTCTCCGATAACTTTTTCAAAGTGTTCATAATTCGGCTTTGGTTTAGCGTTCGGAGTATCAGTCACAACGTCCGTAGTATTTGAAAACTCATAGTGATTATCACCAACCATCTTCTTTACTACCTTAGCACTCTTATTATACGGATTGGGAACAAAAGTGATAGGTAGTTTCTTATCACCCCAAGCATTTTGTAATATACAAAGTATTCTCATTTCACAAGTTCCTTTCTATCACATAAGCAAACCTTTGGTCTATCAGCATATACCCAAGTGTTACATTTAGTGCAAATATAACCGTCATAACCGCTGCTGGTTTTAGGTATCCAATTTCCTTGAGGTTCATCCTCCTCTGGGTAGTGGTCGAAGTAATGACCAAGAACTCGGTTCAATTCTTCCCATCCTTCTAATTTTCCAAACTCATCTTCATCCTCGCTCTCTTCTCCTCCCATGCCTATTCTTTCAATATCCTTCTCGTTCAGATATTGAGGATTGGCTTTGAAGAACGTTTCAGCCGATTGTCTGATGAGCTCAACCCATTTCTCAGGATATTTTTCACGCTCGTATCGGTTACACATTCCGCTATCATATTGAATAGCTTCCATCATCAGTTTTGCTACGTTTTCATAGCTTTGGTCGTACTTGAAGTCAATCGGATAACCCATTGCTTTCCTTACTTTGTTCTTGATTGGAGTATAACTCTCATTATCTACTCCGCAAAGAGCTACGTGTAAATCATATAACTCTTCATTGCTTAATTCTAATGTTGCCATAATGATTATTTCTTGATTTTTGAGATTATTAACGTTGCTAACAATATAACTACCAAACATACTACTCCGATAAGCGACTTGATTAAACAAGCGTTCATATAGGCTCGGAAACTTCCCCAAACTACTTCTATGTAAATCCAGTTAGCTACTACCGAAACTACAAGGACTATGACTGTAAATGCTATTCTTGTTTTCATTTCTTTGATATTTACAATACGAAGGTAGATTGTTTTTCGCAAACGGCAAAATAAAAAAGGAAGAAATTTTGGTAAACTTCCTCCTTTTAACTAAAATGCCCAAACTTTTAACGTTTCCGCCAATATCCTTTGTCGCTATCCCAATAAATTCCTATCTTTTCAAGATACTTCATTTCTTCATCGTCTATCTCGGTATAATTCCAATCAGTCTCATCGTCTGGGTCTCCAAGATAATCATTCAAGTCAACACGGTCTTTTGGTACGGTTTGAACCTTCGGAGCTAAAATTTCAGGCTCCAGTGTACTCCGTTCTCGCTTAACCTTCGGAACAGTATCATAAGACACACTTACAAGCTCATATTTGACGTTTCTCCATACCTCCGAAGTATCTGTATCACTTACCTTCTCCCGATATGTTACTGCCCTTGGGTCTTTGCGTTCAAAACCTCCGTTACAACTGGATAGGCAGAGAACTATTGCTAACAATATTCCCAATACTACCATAGTCAGACAACCGCCCAAACAAGTTGCTTTCAACTCAAGTTCAGGGTCAATGTTTTTATTCTCCTTCATAATCGTGAATTTTCAATCCGTTGATTACCTCGTAGCCGTATTGGTGACGGAGTACATCCTCAACCGCTTCTCGCTTCGGAGCGTCAACGATAAGATTTTTAACTTGTTTGATTTGTTCTTTACGGTTTTTGCTACCAAAGAACTTAACCTTGAATTTCTTCAAATTCGACATCTTGCGCTTGTTCTTTTAATTTGTTTAACATTATTCTTTGTTCTCTCGTGAATCTTTGGGTCGGAACTCCTGAAAGTGTAACGCCTATTTCGGTTTGTAACGGTTCATCAGTAAACATCCAAATAGGAACTCCGAATATGTCACTTGCCGTCTCTTTCAAAAATTCGATATAATCTACAAAGCTATGCTTTGGGTCACGTTCTCTCGTCTCAGGCATTCTCCTCAACTTTATCGGTTAGTGAAAACGCTCCTTCTCCTCTTACAAAGAAAATACGTTTGCCGTTTGGGTGCCACCACAAGCTCGCTTCGTTAGAAGTATAAGCCTGAATGAATCCAGTACTCATTACGTTCTTAACATCGGTTGAGCTCTTGCTTATTTCTCCGTACTCAATCTTGAAGTCAGCAAGTAGTTTCTTTGCTCTACCAAACTCCAACTCTTCGTGAGCTTCTTTGAAATCATCCAAGAACTCTTGCTCATCTATTGGAGTAAGTGGTTCAGCGTTTGTTTTGAACTCTTGTTGTTTATCTACTATTGTGATAAGTAGATACGGAGCTGGAACGGTAACTTGATGAGCTTCCAAGCCCATGAGCTTACACATTTCTTGAATCCTTCTCGGTCTTTCAGCTATCTCTCCAAGATGCTGAACTTGCATTGACGGCTCAATCTTTACGGACTTGCCGTGATACTTCTTTTTGAAATCTTCTTTTGTCATGATAAATTCGATTTTATAATTTCCATTTGATTCATTATCTTTATACGATAACTTTGCCCAGCTCTTGGATTATGGAGCTTAATCGCTTTATCAATACTTTTGCTGGGATTGTAATGACCTTGTAAGATTTCAAACATCTCCAAACTCTTTTCCGTATCGGTACGCTCGGCAAGCGTGTACCTATCTTCACCAAGAATGCGGTTGACATCCTTGACGTATATCGGAGTTATTTGTAATATACCCACGTCATTGGTTTTGCCAACCGCATCTGCTTTGCCTTCGCTCTCTACTTGTATAAGAGCTTCAATGAATATGTCCCATTCACTCGGCTCTTCTTTAATCTCTTGCTTTATTACATCTGTTCTTTCTTCGTTCTGAACTGGTTGGTAGCTGTTAATCTCGCAACTTGAGGCTATGATTAACATTAGCAACATAATCAATTTTCTCATCTTTACTTAATTTGGTGAAACACTCTGCGGAGTATCCAATCAACTCCGCAATATATCATTATTCCCAATCCTCCGTGCATTACCAAAGAAGCAAAGAAACTGAATAAAGTATATTCACCGTTCAGGCTCCAAGCATTGTACGCACAAAGCATTATCGCTACTACTATACCCATACATACCAGTATGTTGATAGCTTTTGCTATATTATATTTCTTGTCCATCTTTTACCTCCGTTTGTTTTGTAGGTTTCATTTCTTCAGGGTGTCGTCTCCGATACTCTTCCAAAACCTTATAATTGTTTACTTTGATACCAAGCTCTTTTGCTATTTCTTCAATCTCAGGCATTGCTTCTGTTAGTGTCTTGCTCATAATGATTTATTTGTTAATATTTCGATTGCCTCAACCTTAGTTATAGCTTTCCCCTCATAATGGAAGAAAGTCTTGCTACTGCCTCGTATTCGCTCTGTAATGCGATTTATAAGTAGCTCCTGTTCTTCCTTCGTAGGCTCGTAAGACTTCCAATAATCTTTCATTATAACTTGTTTCCAATTTTCGGAATAGTCTGGAACGTTAAAACCACGCCTGATACATTCTTCGTGTATTTGTTTGTAACGGTCAAGAGTGAATTGAGCCTTATTTAAGAAGAATGTAACATGTCCAGTTCCCAAACAAAACTTATTTGGTATTCTTTTCAAAGCTCCGCTTATATAAGATTTAACGAAGCAATCAGGCAGTCTCTTTATTTCTCTGTGCTCGGCAAGAAGATGTTCGTCAGTCAAACATCTTACTGATATAGCACTATTTATTCTTGTCATACAATTTAATTTACAATTTTGTTATTTAACTTTGTTATTGGAAAATTCAATCCTAAAATCTTTGTTCTTCAAACTCGGTCTTTTCTCTAATACAAAATTTTTCAGTTCTTCTGAATCTATGGGAAACAAAGTGCAATGCGGATATGGTATTTGTGTAACAAATCTATCTTTGACCATTATATCTAAATAGATTATTTTTAACCCACTATTCTCCATCCTGTTTCCCATTCTTGTTTTGTACGACATTCCCAAAAGTCTTTCTTTGGTATCCAAGTTCCTTCTTCATCCTTGTAATACTCGTCATCAACTGACCATATGTATTCTCCTTCGGAAAAGAAGCGGTGAGCAACTTTATAACCACCTTGCTCCATAGCATTGATTGCTGCTTCTTTGGTCATTACATTGTCTTTTTCCATAACTCGTTCAATTCGTTCTCCGATACTTCGATTGACGTATCAGGATATGTTAATACTAATTGTTTTGCGAAGTTGATATGATTGTTAGCTCTCAACCTTCCTTCTGCTCCCATTTGAATAAGTTCTTGCGCATCCGATAGATGACTCATGATAGCCATTTGTACTGATATGTACCGAACTCCTGCCTCACGCTCCTTCTTTTCCTCAATACCTTTCAGAAACACGTAACCTTCTTTGCTCGGTTTGTATATCCTTTCGGAATTGGGATATGTTCCTACAAACTTAACGGTTGTTAATGGGTTCCATGATGACTCCCAAACGCTACCATTATTCATTTCTTTGAGTTTCTCGTATATCTTGAGACAATCTTCGGCATCCTTCTTGTACTCCTCCGATTTCAATTGCTTCTGTAAGCGGTCATATAACTTTCCCATATTGTTAAAATTCAAAATCAATAAATACTTCCTTGCTTCCCTTAAACCAGTTCTCATGATTTATATCATCGAACTTCGTACATGAGTACTTCTTTTCAGAGCGTACATATTCACCTCTTATCCAAACTGGAGCTGTCTCGCTCTCGGATAGTCTGAAAAACTCTCCTTTCTTGAGCTTTGCTACGGTTGTTTTTGTCATACCAATTTAATTTACGATTGTTTGCTACTATTAACTTTGGGACAAAGATTGTACTTACAAGCTCCTCCTGCATTTCCTTCTCTGGTACAAACAGCTCTCTGTACTCGGTTAGCATCCATTGTCCATTTAAGGCTCGGACAGTCGTTTTGCTTTGCGTAGAAGGCTTTGACCTTCTGTAAGTCGTTCTTGCTCATTGTTTCTCTCTTTTGAAATAATAAGTTGACCAAGTACCATCATATCGACAGCCACACATTTCCCAACCTTCATTACCAAGTTCTTCAAGTTTCCAATCTGTTATGGCGACTGAACCTGACTTCTCTTCTTCTTTCTTACAAGGTTGAACTACGCTGTAAGATAATCTCAAATATTCAAACTTTTTCATTTCTCGGAATTTTGTTTGTTATACAATATCGGATACACACTACCATAGAAGCCTACCTCAGAACAGATGCTAACAACGGTTTCTTGGTCATACTCTCCCAAAGCCATATACTCCTCTTTCGTTGGGTCTCGTTGTAAAGCAAGCTCCATAGTGATATCAACGTACTTGTCGCCTACCTTATTCCAAGCATGCTCCGTTCCGAACGTACCGCAAACCGTCATCTTGCCTTCGACATATTTGACCTCTGGGAAGATATGAGCGAATAGAGTTGCGTTGCGGAAACATTCCTTGACTTGAGGCTTGACGAACTTCTTTATTGCTTTTATCTCGGTTTCCGTGAATACATCCGATAATCGTACAACCTCTATGGGCTTTGCGTCTTTTAGCATCTGACGGTAGAACTCCGCTTGTCTTCCTTCTTCTCCTATTAGCTTAGCAAAGGTGCGGAGTTCTACAATCAGGCTATTTTCTTTTGTTGCTATCATTACTTTACAAGTCCAACTGGTATGTACTCCATTCCGTATCTCTTCAGCATAGCAACTACGCTATCCCAATTACACGCTTTCTTATCACCTTCTGCGTTCTCAAAGAACTTATGGTCAGCGGTTACTCGGTAGCCTTTCATAACAAGTTTTAATGCTTCCTTTTGGGCTTCGCTCGGTTTCTTGTTGCCTCTCGCACTCTTAGAAGGTAAAGCAACGAACTCGTCAATTGTCAATTCCTTCGGAGCTTCTTTTTCAACCTTACCACCTTTGGCCACCTTTTTGTTTGTCTCCTTAGCAACAGCCTTCTTACTCACGGCTGCTTTTTTCGGCTCGGACTTCATTTCAGAAGTCGCTGCCTTGTCCGTTCTCTGACCTTGCTTCTTGTCGGCTGGATTGGTTCTCCAATCGAACTTTCCTTCAGCGTACTCAGTCCATACCCAAGTCGGGTGCTTCGGGTGAACGTCTCCCACTTTGCGGGCAGTTTTAGCCACCTTCGGTTCATCCTTCTTCTCTTCCTTCGCTTTCGGCTCTGCTTTCTTGCTATCAGCCTTCTTTGACTTAGCAGGGGCAGCTTTCTTCGTTTCCTTCTTCTCGGTTTTCGCCTTCGGAGCTTTCTCAGCCTTTTCTGCTTCTTTGACCGCTTTCTCCGCTGCTTTGCTTGCGTCTTCAAAATTCTTCAAACGACTGGACAAGATATTCTGAAGGTCTTCATTCGTTACATCCTCGCTCTTGATATTCTTCAACTCGGCAAGATTATCCCAGTTGTTGAGAATATAGGTAGCAAGTTCTTTTGCTTCCTTTGCAGCAGGTCTTTTGCCTTTCGATAGGTTAGCCATCTTCACAGCTTTCAATTCGTTCAACTTCAAGATACGCTCGTCCATTACAGGAGCATCGAAGTTATCAACTGCGTTCGTTACACTCTTGCTGTCTTCCACCTTTACGGTCTTGTTTGCTTTTGTTGCCATATTCTTTGATTTATTTGATTGTTTTACTTCTTGTTCGTTATTAACCTTGCTATTTTCTACTTCTTGTTTTGGAGCTTTCGCTGCTTCCTGAGCATCGTACTGTTCTTTGGTAGTCACTTCATAATAATCTCTTTCATAACAACCACCCTGAGTTTCATCTACGGACTTGTTAAGATTGTTTACCAAAGATGCTACTGACTTAGGCTCTCGGCTTATTTTTCTATTCCAAGAGTTACCGCATTCAAGAGTATAACCAAATACATTAGTTCTTAACTCTTCGATAGTTCCAGCCCAAATTGTTGTTCTACCTTTTCTTGTCTTTGCTACATAAGCTATTTTCTTTGTTCCCATGACTTTGATATTTTGATTGTTTATACTGTTTCTTTCTAATTACAGAAGTAAAGGTACGAACTTCTTGCGAAACGGCAAAACTTTTTACCAATTATTTTTGGGAAAAGTTTAATTTTGGGCAATATTTAACTTTTGTTTAGCAAAATGAACATAAAAGACAATAAAAAAAGCTCCGAACTTCACAGTCCAGAGCTTAATAGATTTTATTAACTTTTCAAAATAATTATGTAATGATTACAAGCATTCGCATTTCTTCTTCGGCAAGCTCTTTCGATTTATCGTGCTACTTATACCCTGAGTCTGTTCCTTGTTCTTGCTCCGTGTTACAAAATCGCCTTTCGCCCTCTGTTGTCCTCGCTTGGGCACGGATAATCATTACACTATAATAAACCTTGATTTATTTACTCCCTCGTTTCTTTAACCAATTGTCCATTGCCTCCCCAAACAACTTATCCTTTACATATAAGAACTCGTCAAACAAAGAAGCTGCCTGAGTACGGTCATATAGCTTCGGGTCAGCAAGACATTCCTTCAACGTCTTATATTTCGCAAACTCTTCCCTACTATCTACTTCAGGAATGTTGTATTGTATAAACTTTTGTATGTCCATAACTTTAACTGTTTAATAGATTATCATATTGCTTGTTTAACTCCCAAGCTGTTATTTGTAAGTCCTCTATTGACAAAGCTCCGTTACTGAATCGCTCCTCAAGTCTCCTTGCTTTATATTGAACGTACCAATTTATATCAACAAACATAACGGACTTCGCAAGCCAACGCCCTTGTTCGTTTTCGATATATTGATAAATGAGTTGACATATCTTTACTTTCTCCAATGGTACTACGATACTAACAGCGTAACCAAGCTCAAGAAAAGAGTTTGCTAACTTATCATCCCATTTATCTATCCGTGAGAAGTAATGTTTGTAGAATGGCTTCATTTCTTTACTATCTTATAGCCCAACTTGTCAAGCTCATCTAATAATACCAAACCTTTCTTCCAAATGGTCTCATAATAAGAAGCCGATACTTCATACTTAACAACAGCATCAGTTGCTACTTTAATCTCTTCATCGTTGAACCTTTCTTTGAGTTCTTGTTTTCTTTCTTCCTCTTTTCGGATTTGATTTGCTATATCAATATCTTCCATAATTCCTATGCCTTTTACAATGTTTTACTTCTTCGTATTAACTTCCTTACCATACGGCTTATCTTTATTCTTGCGTTGACCTGCTTTCGTCTTGCTCGGTGGTATCTTGTCTTTACCTCTTCCAGCCGAACTACGATTGATTGGAGTTTCATCCTCCGCAACAGGTCTTTTGCTTTCGGCTTCTGCGTCCCATCCTTGCTGACGTGCTTCCATATCTTGCTTTTGCTTCCTTATCTTAGACAAGAACAAGTCTTTGACATTAGTAGCTGAAGAGCGTTCTGCTTCGGTAACATCTTCTGCCTTGACGTCCATTACTTCCTTCCCAGCAGTACGCTCTATCATAGCAAAATCGTAGGCTGAATTGGAAGGATAACTCATTTCAGCATTCTCGTCATAGTCTCCCGATATATCGACAAACTTCGCATAGTAGCTATTATGTAAACCAGCAACCAATTTCTTTGGGTCGTAATTCATTCTTGCCGCTACACGCCCCAAGATAATCTCTTTGAGGTTTATTGTTCGCAATATCTCTTTCTGAATATGATTTTGGATTGTTACTTCAATATTGACATCCAATACTCCGTTTATATTGAGAACGTCTCCTTCAGCTTCCTTGCGTATTTGCTCCAAAGTACGAAGCATTGCGTTGTAAGAGTCAATCGAATTGAGAGCAATATACTTATTCTTCATTTTGGAATACATCCAAGCAAGCTCTTCCAATCTCGGTCTTTTGTTATACAGTCGGACATCTGCTACTCTGTTACGGAACTCTTCACGCTTTCGCTCTATCTCAACGATATGCTTCTTCAGTATTCCCTTGACATCATCCTCGTTGACAATTACTCCGTTATCCTCGCCCATTATCTTTACAACCTCCGCTACGGTAAACATACGCCCAAGGAGCTCAATAATATCCTCTTCAAACGGACTGAGTTTATATACGGCTAATTCATCCTTGGACTTGCCCCCATACCTTCCTGCTCTCCCAAAGGCAAGAGACTTTGCGGTGCTTATCTTAGCTCTGAGTTGATTATACTTTCTCTTGAGTTCCAATATATCCTCTTGCTCTTTGCTACTGAGATGTTCTATATGTTTTGCCAACCTATGAGGTAACATTCCAATATTAATTTCATCGCCTTCACTACTTATATATATAGTGTTGCGAATTATTGGATGTTTCTCCAAGGCAAGCATCTTCTTATACTCCGTTGGGTTTACTACGTCCTCTGGAATAGTTATTTGTTTATTCTTATCCATTTTCTATTTGCGATTACAATTCATTACCTATACTTATATTTGCGTATCAAGTCTTATCGGCTGCGCTTCTCTTCGCTTTCACTACTTTTTTCTTCAACCGCAATCTTTGTACTCTTAATACGCAAATAGGATATTGTTTGCCTTGGTCTGGGTAGTCGGATATTTTGGTCACCTTGAATTCTTTTTGTTTATCCATATATGTCAATATCTTTCTCTTACCCATTAGCGAATATATAAATATGCGAAAAGACAAAAACGTATCTTCTTTCAATTCTACATTCTCGTCTCTTAGCAATAAATTATCTTCAAGCTCCTTTAATGTCATTTCTTTTCCTTTACAAAATTTAACAAGTTATCAAGAAAGTTTGTCAAGTCCTCCTCATCTTCTTCTGACAATCCTTCAAGACTTCTCACGCTCTCGGAATTATCGCAATAATGGGTTGGACTATCTATATCATTAGAACTCTTCCAAAAGCTCGCTTGCTGAATAACAAGGTCACAAATCTGTTTTTGTTTATCGGTTGCTTTCATATTACACACTCACTTCTTTTTATATAGTTTTCAAATCTCTTTCCGTACTTCTCATAATAATCCATGAGTTGCCTGATTCGATAGTCTGGTACTCGTTCTTGAGGACTTCGTTCCATTTGTCTATCTTCGCAAGTCTCAATTGGAGTATCAAAGAAACTCTTGAACTCAACCCTTACCGTTTCCCAAGAAGATTGTTCTATGGCTGCTACTATAAGTTCTGCTGCCGAAGTATATATGTTGGTATCATCAACTACAACGTCAAATCCAAAGTTTAGAGCGTTTGTTATTACATCTCGCTCAACTCCCTTTACAAATTCTTCGGTCAAAGTATTATATGTTATAGCAAGCATCTTCCTTATGTCGTCTCGGTTTACTCTTACCGCAGGATTGAAGATATTACGTTGAACATAATCCTTAGCCCAAGTTGTTTTACCTGAACCTGGCAGACCTCTACAAATTATTATCTTAGGCATAAACTTTTTATTTACAATATCCAAATCTCTTTTCAACTTGCCATTGGGTTAGGTCGGCTTTTACTTTCGCCTTTCCCAATAACTTTCCGCAGCACTCGCAACGTCTTTCTTCCCAAATGTCGTATCTTAGTTTGTACTTACTTTTCCAACCTTTAACGTGCTTGTATTTGGGCTTAGCAAATTCCGTTACAGTATGTTCCCAATAAGGGTGTTTACACCAAAGTCTCTTTATATATTTCCAAAACATATCAAAACCTCATCTTTCCTTTTCGTTGTTTCTTAATCGAAGTCAAATGATATTGTCCGCAATAATCGCACTTGTACCATTTCGTACCTCCTTTATGCTTTTTCTTTAATAACTTTGTGGCTCGTTCCGCATCTTCAGCCGTTGGATAAGATAGCTTGCCTGTATGACAAGTAGTCGGTACTTGCTTAATCTTTACTTTGGGCTTGCTCTTATCAATCATCGGCTCGGATAACGGAAACATTGGCTCACCGTTCAATATCTTTTCTTTATCAAGTTGTTTCATATTACCAAATACTCAATACCTTGAGATTATTTTGTATATACTGATTAGCTTCTTCCCAATCCTCGCAACTTTCATATCGAAGTCGGTTGAACGCTTCTTTCAGTTGTTTCTTGTATTCTTGGTAAGCAATCCGATTATCGTTTGTATCGTATCTGAATTTAAAGTCGTTCATCTTGCTTACCAAGTCCTTTACTTTATCAAGAGTTGTAGTTGTTTCTATTATCGCATAAGTTTCCATATATTGCTTTTACTTTTGGAACTCCGTTAATTTTGCGAATATAATGAATACCATCATCGCAATACTCAATCTCTTCTCCTTCCTTCTCTAATAATTCTGCGCACCATTCGTTCGGGTGAGCTTCCATGCCGTGCTTAACTAACCAATGTTCAATCACATCGCTTGCTTCGCACCAATATTGCTCCTCTTTATCGGATAGACAATTCAAGAGAATTTCAACCAACGCTTTCTTTCCTTCTCTCGTACCATCGCAACCGCACATTATTACCTTCTTACCAACGTGAGTTTCTTTGTGAATCATTACACATTTCAGTTTACCATTTTGTAGGCACGTATGCCACGTTGTATTAGGTTTTGATAATAAGTCTAACGGTTGATAAAGAAAACCGCCCGCAACAGTTTTATATGAGTTTACAAGCACGCTATAAACGTCTTTCAAAGCGTTTTCTTTCGTAGCTCGGTCTGAGAAGGTCGTCAGGTTCATCTGTTGCCCCCCCCCCCTTGACTCTCCATCCGTTCCAAAAATTCTTTCTTGCTAACTATGAAGTGGTCATAATCATCTTTTGCTTTTCTTCCTCTTACTGGGTAAGCGTTTCTGAATAGGTGTACGAACTCTTGGTCAACAATTACTTCGCTTTCGGATAAACCAAGCTCAACTTCCATTCTTGGATGATTATGAAGTCGGTGAGGTCTTTTAGCTGGTATGAACTCTATGCTTGCTTCAGGGTCAATGACCGTTATCGGTTGAGGACTTCTCGCCCATTTATCCCATTCGGCTTTGAACTCTTCAAGTTTCTCTTTCGATAAGGAAGGAAGTTTCAAAATAGCAACTCCATTCCCGTCAGGCTCCTGAATGTGAGGCCAAATGTTACAACGTCTCAAGAACTCCTCAACCTCCTTTTGATTAGCAGGCTGACATTGCTCTCCCATATCGTCTATTATTACGCAAGAAGGTCTTAAACCGTCCAAATCTCTTGGTAAAACAGGCTCATTCAAATACGCTTTGCGGAACTCTTGAGGAGTCAATCTCTTTGCCGCTTCCTCATATTCATTGATACCGCTTTTGTCTCTGTCAGTCCAATCGTTATTTTCCATGGTCAAACTCTTCTGGGATTATTAAATTAGCAGGCAATCCTCTTCCTTCCCATGGTACTGGATTGTAGCTATCAACTACCTTCCAAAATATCCGCTTCACGTCCTCTATATCCCAACCAGCGATTCCGCAACCTATCTTTGTCAGATAGAACGTCAGTTGTTGATTATTCAATACAAAGTCTATGAACTTGTCAATACTCGCTTCCAAAGCATTCTCCGATACCTTTTCCATGTTCTCGTCAAGAGTTGGTATTGCATAAGAACGTCCAGTCAATCCTTCGCTTTCGCCCCAAGTTGCTTCAAAATTCTCGTAGGCTATGCGGGCAGCTCCTCCCATGTGAGCCCCATTCATATTGGAACCAAAGACAAATATCTCGTCTGGTTTCAATTCGTCAATCCTTTCGGGTGTAAATTTCCGTGCCATAACTTTACAATTTAATGGGTTTTATTTAATAACTTTGTAAAAATAAAAGGAGAATGCCTTGCGACACCCTCCTCTCACAACAAAACGTCAAGAATATGGAAACATTATCAAACTCCGAACTTATTATATATCATTTCCAAAGTTTGGTCAATAGATGCTTGAGCCGATTGAAGGTCATAAGTCTCGGAGCTTGCACTGATTTTAGCAATCCTTGTAGCTCCTTCTGAAAGTGAAGCAGTCATTGCGTTTATAATCGCTTGATTGCTGACTCTCTTCTTCATATCTTCCATCATAACATAGTAGTCGGCAGTATATTCTACACCGCCTGATACCTTGACGACAGAACCATTTGAGTTCACATTCTTCGATACTACCAATTCAACTCCCGAAGGACTTTCAGCGGTCGCATTGTCTTCTCCTACTTCGGTAACTTTATATTCAGCAACCAACTTTCCCATAGATACAGCTACAATATCCATATCTACTTCAAGAACGGCTGGTATAAACTTATACTCAAAGTCGGTTTGTTCCCTTGTAAACGGCTCGACATTCGGGTCATCTACTTCGGTTGCTCTTTTATATTGAACGGCTTCAACCCAATCTCCGTTCAGAGTTGATTTCATCTTCGTGAAACCTACAACGACATATTCCGTGCCTTTGTAAAAGTAATGTTTATCTTTTGCTATCATATCTTTGTAATGCAAATTGTTTATATTCTTCAAGTTCTCTTGTTTCTTTATCGGATAGTTTGCGCCATTTCTTTCGTGAATCATACAAGTTCTCATATTCCTTCCTTTCAGGCTGATGTGACCAAGAAGGAGTATCAACCTCCATTTCATACTTAACCAGCTCCCAATCGCTATCTTTATAGTATCGGTGAAGACTTATTAAGTATTTCATTTTCTCGATATCAAGAAGCGTTTGACCTCTCCAAGCGTACTCTGGATAACAAGACGTTGATAAACCGTCATCATGGCTTGGAGAAAAAAGATGTTGAATATACTCATATCCTTCTCCTTGAGTTCTTTCTCTTCTGAAAAGATAGAACATGTCTTTGGGTTTTGCTGGTTTATCCATCACTTTTACATTTATCAGGTTTCTTGTCCTTGTCGCCTTTCTTATCTACTTTGGGAACTGGTATGAACTTTCTCGGAGCTTTACCAATATCCTCTTTCCCCTTGTTGAACTCATCATCGTGAGCTTTCTTTCCAATATCTTCCATAATGTTTCTATTTTTGAATAATAACTCTGTCTTTGATGTCTTGGTTGAAAGTATTTCCCCAAACATATATTAGTTCTTTCTTTGCTCTTGTAATTGCGACATAACGAAGGTTTTGCTCTTGTTCGTATTGCCAAGGTTGAGTAGCATATTTACTTGGTATCAATTCAGGTGCTAAAAAGAAAATGCGGTCATTCTCCAAGCCTTTCGCCTTATGAATAGTAGATAACATTATGCCCTTAATATCATCGCTAAATATGTTGTTAATTAGCTTCTTCAATTCATGTACGCTTTCAACCTCCTCGCAAAGACATTCAATAACTTCTATCTTTTGTTGAAGCACTTCCATCTTCGGGTGTAGGCTCGGTTTCCTCACTCCTCGCTTCTCCAGCTTCCTCAATAGATTATTCTTTTCAACCTCAAGCATAGAGAACAAACCGCTGATTGTTTTAGCTCCTGTTTTACTTATCAACCCAAGAATGCCCTCGCCAATCTCTTTGCCTCGTATCTTTGATTTGATTTTGTTCTTCATTAACCAAAGATAGGTTTGAACTAATGGCTTCAAGTTTCGACAAAGTATCCAATCGCCTTGTTCTATCTCGGTCAGGCTTCCATCCTTGACTGTTCCTTCATCAGCGTTTGGAGCGTATGAAATTTCAGGTACGATTTTCTGAGCTTCCTTCACGATATTAACGGCACACCGATAAGATACGCTCAAAGGCAGTTTAATTGCTTGCCCGTTAATGTTCGCCAGTCGTTCGTAACTTTCTGCGTCGGCTCCTGCGAAGCCGTAGATTGCTTGCCTTTTGTCTCCTACGGTCACCAATCTCCCTTTTCGGTTCAAGCAATTCTTTATGAACTGATGTTGGCATATTGAGAAGTCCTGACTTTCATCGCAAAATACATAATCATACTTTCTGAAACGTATCGAAGGGTCAGTCACAGGAACATATATCATATCCATGAAATCAAATTGCCCTTTATCCTTAATCAGAAGCTCAAAGGCTTTCATAGCAACCTTCACTTCTGTTTCTCCGATATTCAAATCATAGTGTTCGGATAACTCGTTGATTGCTTCTTCGGTATTCTCGCAAAGATTACAACGCATGAGGTCAAGTATCTTCGGTATGATGAAATAGTACCAACCTCGCTTCTGTTCAGGAATATCCTCAAAACCTTTCAATGCTCGCTCGGTTTTAGCAATTCCCTTGTTTGGATTCATCTTCACTCTTCCTCCGTATCGGCTTAATATAGAACGCCAACCGCAAGAATGTATAGTCATGATTTCAACATCTCTTCGTTTGTTTCGCTCCTTTAACTCATCAATGATTGAGTTATTAAAAGCAAGGAACAGGGAACTGGCATCGTTCGGAATGTAATTCAATAGTTCCAATAATACCGTAGTTTTCCCTGAACCTGCAACCGCTGAAATGTTGATATCTTTCTTTGTCTTTTGGAATACTTTATAAATTGTTGTTTGATATCTACTCGGTTTCATTCTCTTTACAGTTTCTTTGTACCATTCGGAGCTGCCCACTTGAACCAAGTTGCGCTCTTCGTGAACTCGCAACGCACCAAAACTCCTTCTTCCATTACTCGGTTGAATAACGACATAAAGTTTGTTCTGTTAGAGCACATCGCTGCATTCTTAGTAAGAAACTCTGTTATATTCACACCCTCTACTGTGTTAAAGTCAATAGATTGGGCTGTATTAAAATACCCCTCTTGCCATTTATATACAGCAAAAAACAAGAACTCATCCTTGTTAGGAGTACACACTTGAAGGATTGTATTGCCTTCCAATACCAACTGTTCGATAGCCTTTTGATAAATGTTGACTTCCATATTAAATTTCTCCTTTCTCTTGAGATGTTGTTAATACTTCTTTTATTTTTTTCAGACAACGTGAATATTGTCCATTCGTTACTTCTGGATTTTCCTTCAAGAACTCGGAAGTTTTTTGACCCAACATTCTTGAACGACATATCCGCTTTTCTAATTCATCCAAACCAAGATGCTCCATTAAAAGCTCCGTTGTATCAGGCTCCCGATAATCGTGAAAACCTTTATTCACTGCCTCCAACGCTTCTGAAATTTCTACATGTCCATTGCTCCTCTGTAACTCCTTCTGATAATCTCGGTAAAAATTTCTTGACAGAGACTTATTGAAATAGAAATAAAAATTGTAGTTGCCTTTGATTATATATTTTTCTAAACATTTGTCAAAGATGATATAACAATCAGCAACCAATTCATCTCTGTCGGGTATGTCAAACACTTCGGTATTGTTAAGCAGATTGAGATAATTGGCAATGTTTTTCTTGACAATATCTTTCATCATTTTGAATACCAAATTCTTATACGCCTTGACTCGCTTCTCGTTTGGTGAGTATCTGATTATCGCAATCCACTTATTGACAAGTTTTGCTTTGTAATGATAATCGGCTTTGAAGTACATGCTCTCTAATCCCATATCATCAACTTTTACTTGCTTCTTTGAAATTCTTTACTGTCTCGTGCAGTTGATGTTCCTTGAAAGGTTTGATTTCTTTCTCGTAATGGTCATGAGAACGTTTCTTCAACATCGCTCTTTTATCTTCGGGTGAAGCACTTGAATACTTAGCAATGTCGATATTTTTCTGACTGAGTGGAATATCCTTGTTTGGATTGATTTCCTCTCGTATTTGTCCGCAACACGGACAAGGAGCGTTGTTGCTTTGAAGATGTCCATTGACTATACGATAGGTGTTTGAATAGTATTCATCTTCAACGCCCTTTCGCTTGCACTCTTCATTTCTACAAATAAATTTTACCATATCTATCTTCGTTTTTCAGTTATTCTCGCATACTCCAAAATCAAAAGAGCGTCTGAAACTCTCATCCAATCTTGTTTTGTTTTCAAGTTGAACTTCGCTCCCACGCTCGGATAAAGTTGTTGAGCACGTTCTTTCAGTTTAGTCTTCCACTGCGTAGTGGTTTTCTTACCTTTCGTGCCCAATTGTAGCTCCTTCTGCCACTTCTGAGGAGTAACCTCCATAGTAGGTATCTTTCTGCATAAAAGAGCCATTTCCAAGTGACCAAAACCCTTTCCGAAATTAAACATTGAGCTGCCTCCCATTCCTGGCAGTCCTCCTACCTTTTCCAAGTAACATGTAGCATTCTTCTGATACTTCGTGATAAAGTTCAATAAGTCCTGAGGAGTTTCAGGCATATGAGTCACCATTATTATCTCGTTTCGGTCAAGCGAAAACACTACAATCCCACCTTCTTTGCCAGGGTCAATTGTAATTAACTTCTTGTCTTTTATGTATTTTATCCATTCGTTATTTTCCATCTATAATAAAAGTTTACACCGTTCATATTATCTCTAATAAACTTTGAGAAGTTTACACGTATCGGCTGACATCCTTCTCCTTAACCACGTAGAGTGTGTTCTCATTGTTGAAAGACTCACTAACATTTTGGGTTATCACCAAAATAGTAATACCCATTTTTTCAAAGATTTTGATGATATTTTCTTGACCCTTGCTATCCATTCCATGGAAGCATTCGTCAAAGCAAAGAAGGTTCAATCCACGTCCGTTCGTGGATAGATTTATGAGGTGCTGAATTCCAAGAACTCCTGCCAACGTTACACGTCCTCTTTCTCCTCCTGACTTAGCCAAGAATTGTTCAGCGGTAACTCCGTCATTCAAAACAAACACATCAATCTTTTCTCTCACCTCACCTGATTTCAAAATGGTAAATCCATTGATGAGTACGGATATATCAACACCGAACTTTCTCAAATAGCTGTTCGTGATACCTTCTATTATTTTGATTGATTTGTTCGCAAGATAAGTCATGAACCCCGAACGTCCCATATTAAACTGCCAGAACTTAATTGTCTCCATCTCTTCGCTGATTGGTAAGAGCTGTTTGGTCAACTTCTCTATCTCGGTATCACATTCCCCGATACGCTGGTTGAGACTGTTTAACAATTTGTCGTCCTTCTTGCGTTTCTTGATAGCTCTCTTCTCGGTTTCCCATTTCTCTATCTTTACAAGAAGGTCGGAACGGTCTTGAGTTTTGTTCTTGATTTTACGTTCATATGATGCTTTCTCCTCCTCAATCTCTCCAACAAGTTCTTCGGCTCGTTCAGCTTCCTTTATCTTTTTGTTAAGATTTTTGAGTTTGGTTTCTTTTGCTTCGTACTTCTTTGTTTGACTCTTAATTTCGCTTTGAGCTTCGGCAAGCAATGACTTCGTATCTTCAACAGACAAATCCAGCTCTGACTCGTGTATGAACTCGTGAGAACATTTAGGACAAGTTATGGTATCTTCCAACTCTGCCTTGAGCTTTTTCTCCGTTCTTTTATTCTCGGATAATTCTGAATCAAGCTCCTCCATTTCTTCTTTGAGCTTCTTTCGGTCTTTTTTCAATTGAGTAGTATCTTCAACCGTTATCGCTTGAATTTGTTCCTCTCTTGTTTTGACCGCCTTCTCCCACTTCTTCAAATTCCCGTCAATTTCAACAATCTCTTTTTCGGCTTCACTTATCTTCTCGGATAGCTCGTTCAACTCTTCTTCGGTATTATCATTAGCAAGCACTTCTTCTCTTTGCTCCGCCAATAGCTCCTTCTTATCAGATAACTTACCTATCTCATCATCAATCTCCTTGTATTCGGCATTCTTTTCTTTGTAACGCAAATCAAGTTCTTCAATGACTGGGTTAATCATATCAGCAGAAGTAATACGGTTCATGATTTCCTTTTTCTCACCATCGCTCGCTGTGAAGAACGTGTACCGATTATCTTGACTGATTATGAAGTATCTTAGCAAGTCCTCACGGCTTATTCCGATAAGCTCAAGAACACGCTTGTTTGCTTCGTTTACCGATACGACTTGTTTATTCAATTTGTCGTTTTCCCATATCTCAATCTTTGCTGACTTATTACCACGAAAGAACTGACGACTGATACGGAGCTTCATTTTCAATACAGGATTGTAAAGGTGGAATACAATGCGGCATTCTTCCTCATCCCGATTAATAAAACTATCTTTCTTGATAGCTCGGAGACTTTCATTGGTAAGAGCAATACAGATTGCTTCAAACAACGTAGTCTTACCAGCTCCGTTATTCTCCAATCCACGGTCTGTTTCGTTCTTTCCGAAGATAACCGTACAAGCATTGTTCTTGAAATCATATACTGACTCCTTGTGAGCGAACAAATTATATATCTCAATCTTACTTGGATTCCACATACCGCATTTGTTTTATTAAATCAAAACCATATTTGAATTTCCCTCCCTTGATATCATTCTCGGTACAAAACTTCAAAAAGTCTTTTGTTATTGTTTTTTTATCGTAACTCAAAACACTGTCTGACTCGGATATTTCGATTGCATCTGTAGTCTCGGTCGCTTCAAACTTACAATCAATTCCGTACTTTCCTTGTATCTCGGCAATGTTTATCTTTTGACAATCTACCTTCTTACCAGTGAATACAAATCTGATATGGTCGTACTCTTCGCCTTCATACTTTTCCAAAAGGTTCATCAAAGTTTCCTTGTCGTTCGCATCAATTACTTCCTTGATATACTTCGGGAACTTAGAAGGAACGAATTTGGTTGAACCGTTGTTGAATATGACCGTGAAACCCTTATCAGTGATATTCTCTCCGTAATTGTTTTGATAAGCAGAACCAGTATATATAACATTATCCGCTAACTTAGAAGCATTATGGTAATGTCCAATCAATACCTTCGTCCAACTCTCAAACATCGAAGGTTTGATAATGGAAGATACTCTTGACCCATCGTTGTTTACTACTCCGTCAAACCCTGAATGCGTTATCAAAATCAACGGAGTATCAGCATCAATATCTCGGTCTTGAAAATTTTCTTCTATTTGACCCCAAACCTTCTCATATTCTTCAAGCCACTTATCATCCTTGAAGTACGGAATGAATGCCATAACAACCCCGCCAATAAACCTGCGTACACCGTTACGATAAAGATGCACACAAGGCTCACTATAAACATCCAAATAACTTTTCTCATCATCGCTGTCCGTTTTATCATGATTGCCTGGAATGACGTGTAATTCAATATCCTCTTCGGATAACATAACAAGTATCTCTTTCCAATCAGTCAGACATTGTAACGGCTGACCTGAACGGTTGGTAAATACATCCCCCCCGCAGAATATACGGTTTGTGTTATATTCCCGACAAAGACTGATGAGCTGACGAAAAATGTCTTTCACCAACTCACCGTTGTCCTTGTCTAAATGAATGTCATTTACAAGCAAACCTATTGCTTTTTTATTTTTCTTTTTTACATCTACCATAATTCCATCCTTTCGGTAACATTTCATTTTGTTTTATAACTCTGGTTATTACTCCGTTATTTATGAAACGATTGCCTGAATTTGACTTCCTCAATTTATCTTTTGTTGTATTGCTAACCTTTTTGCCTCTATGAGTTTCCGATATTTTTTTCAATCCTTCTTCAGAATATTCTCTTTGAATTGTCAACATAGCTTCTCTGATATGTTGTTTATGAGTTTCCGACAATTTCTTACCTTTTTTAGCAATTGAAAGTTTTTTCTTGTGCTCATCAGACAATTTGCCCTTATTTTTACCCAACATTGAAGATGATTTCTTCTTTCTCGTTTCTTCATCTTCTTTCACTCCATATCTTGGATTTTTATTTCCAATTTTGCTTTGTCTTATCTTTTCTCGGACTTCTGGTAAAGAAGTGAAATATGTATCGCAATTCATTCCATTAGTTGAACCACAAACTATATTATATCCAATCTTCGGGTCAGTGGATTTATATTTCTTGGTAAATATGTATTCCCAAACATTTAACAATTTTCTACTTGGTATATAGTCTTTCAAAATTTCTCGTTTGAAATTTTCTTTGCCGTATTTTTCTATTTCTCTCAAAAGAGTTGGGCCACTACCTAAATACCAAGGGTCAAGAGTTTTCTCACTAAATATCTTATGTTGACCTATATAGATTTTACCAGTTATAAGACAAGTTGTTTTGTAAATAATTCCTCTCATATACTTTGTTTAACCGTCTTATAACTGGTTCACTAATATGCCAATTATGAATTTACTCGAAACTCTATTTTCTTGTTAACATCATCCAAAGTTATTGAGTGAATGGTTAAGTCTCCTAACATATGACCCCAAATTCCCCACTTACCGTTTGAATTATCTCGGTTGTATGAATTCTTAACCAATTTTTCGTTACCGCTCATAGTTTCTTTCTCCTCTTTGTAAATTTGTCTATATTTATTGCAAATTTGAAGAACCATGACTAACAAATTGCGATTGCTTGTTACTTTGAATTCGCACTTTTTCTTCAATGGATAAGAAATTACGCAATCATACTTTTCTCCCTCTTTTACTTTGGAAGCTATATACATAGTTTCTACGAACTTTTTATCAAAAGTCTCCGCATGTAGTTCTAATGTACTAAAACACCTTTTCATAAATTACCATTTTCCTTATAAACGCTGTTAATCGTCATCCTCCTCTTCAAGTCCGTTTGCCAAAGACTTCTTTAACTCAACCAAATCGTTCTGCATAGACTTCTTGATTTTGTTGTGAAGAACTACCAACAACTTGTTATGGTCGTAGTAATGTTTGAAAAACTCTCTCGGAGAACTCCATGTCAGCTTTCCGTTCAAAAAGCTCATTTTCTTTGCTCCCTCTTTCTTGATTATTCCCATCTCACAACCATAGTCAATGTCCTCTTGAGATAAGATTATACCATAACCAAGCAATATCCTTATATCGGTTTTCTTTCGGCTTCCAAAGTCGTTCTTAACAACCTTTACTTCGGTTATCTGAGCAACTTCTACATCGTCAATCTTCTCATGCTTGATTAACTTCATTGACAAACGAATAGTAGGCATAAGCTCAACCCATTCTCCACCTGTACTCTTTCGGGTAGTTATACCCATAGTGCTTTGTTCGTACTGGTGATTAAGCATTACAAAGTGCATTACATGGGTGTACATTTCGGACATGATTGACTTCGCAAACTTCTTAGCTTCTTTCGCAAATGCCATCATCTTCTCGTTCTTCAACTCAATGTCCTCAACCTCTGAACCTTTCTGAAGCTCCTTTTCCAATCTCTTGGTATTCTCTTCCATTGTATCAAGCTCGGACTTCGACAGAGTTGCTCCCAAACTATCCCAAAGAAAGAAAAACTTGGGCTTCATCTTCTCGGCTTTCAATACCTCGTCAGCATCCATAACAAGTTTCTTAACCTGCATGAACATCGCCTCAACATATTTTACCTTGATAATAATTATTCTGTGAACGGGCAAGCCAAGCTGTAATGCGTAGTCTTTGTTGTCTCGGTTTTCGCTCGAAAGAATAACAGCAATGCCATCCTCTGGATTTTCTTGAAGAAAGTATTTCATCGCCATAAGTCCCAACGTAGTTTTACCACTACGGCTCTTGCCTGCTATCTCTATGATACCAGTCGGTAGTCCGAAAGTCCGAAGGTTATAATCAAGCGTAGGACTGCCTGTATGTGCCCAGCTCTTCACGTCTTTGAATCCGTCTTTATCGGAGAACTTAATAACATCCTCAGAGTTGAACTTGTCGACAATCTTATCAATAATGCTTTTTGTTTTTGCCATAAACTTTTTGTTTTATATGAAATAAGCCAACGATATATTTCAACCGCTGGCTTATCTCGTTGTTAACAATATGAAAGTAGATGAAATTATTTACCAGCAAGTTTCTTCTTGATGTCTTTCAGGGAAACTTTGCTTTTTGGTGCTTCCTCCTCTTCTTCGTCATCCTCTTCCTCAGAGTCATCGCCACCCATAGCTTCTCGGATAGCTTCACGCAGGTCATCATCCGTCATAGACTTCTTAACCGATACTTCCAAGTCATTTTCCTTGATGTACTTTTTCAGTTCAGTTCTGTCCATGTCGTCCAAGCCATCGTCTTCAGCTTCATCTGAATCATCCTCTTCTTCATCGTCTGCTTCCTCAGGCTCCTCGTCATCTTCTTCCTCCTCTTCTTCTACCTTCTTGGTAGCTTTCTTAGCAGGAGCTTTCGCTGACTTTTTCTTGGGTTTTTCTTCCTCCTCTTCTTCGTCATCGGAGTCATCATCACCCTCGTCCTCATCTTCTTCCTCAACTACCTTTTTGGTAACTTTCTTGGAAGTTTTCTTTTTGGACGGTTTGTCATCTTCTTCCTCCTCTTCGCCATCATACTGGGCTTTGATTTCCTCAACATGTTCCAGCCAAGCATCGTCCTCGAACAATTCCATTTCATGTTCTTCATCGAAGTTCTGCAAGCCTTCCAACGCTTTCTCAAAGTCTCTCATACCGTATTTCGGCAGTACTTCGGTAAGCGGTTTCAGAGTCATGAAATACTCAATTTCCTCATCGGTAAGCGGTCTGGCTGATACCTTCTTCGGGAATGATACTTCATAGTAGTTTTCGCCCTTTTTCTTGTTTGGGTTTTTCATGTACTTAACCAAGATAGGCAGACCTTCATCTGGGTCGGTGAACGGGTCAACTTCAATTGCTTCATCCTCATCTTCGGAGAACGCCAGCTTGTTCATCGCATCCCGAACCATTTTCTTGAACTCCCACAACTTAGCACGCAACTCTTCGTCAGCCGTAACTTGTGCAGCGTAGCATAACCAAGTGTAAGAAGGATTGAGGCTGTTTTGGTTCTGACCAGTACCTGTAAGAGCGTCCAATTTGTCCGCATCTTTCGCCCATTTCTTCTTGGCGAATTTTACATACTCCTCTACCAAATCCCACTTCGTACCTCCGTGAACCTTAGAGTCAAGCACCGTAGTACGTCTTGGGTCTCCATCCCTACCAGCAACGGTAAGCCAGTAACACTTCTTTGGAATATAGAAGTCTTCAACACCAGGGTGAGCTGGGAATATACGAATTTTCAACGTTTTGCCGTCTTCCAAATTCAGATACTCGTTGCTACCAACTCCTACCATTTCATTGTCTTCATCGACACGCTTTTTCAGCTTTTTAATCGGAGTTGCTTTCAACTGTGAACGCAAACCTCCACTTGAACTTTTCTTTGCCATTTTGTAATCTACAATTTATTGTTAATCAATCAATTTTTTCGTTCTTTTTATTAAAACGTTGTTCACTCTCCCTTCGATAACCGAATCAGCAATATCACCTTGCTGAACGGTAAGAGAAAGTTTGTCCAGCTTCTCGCTCTTATCTTTGGCTGACCAAAAGATTGAGTTGATATAGTCTCTTGTTTTCTGAACCTCAATGAACTTCTTTCTCATTGCTTGGTAAGCCTTGTTGCCTACAACCGCATTATTGAGAGCTTCGACAGTAGGAGCTTTGCCGTTATTTTCGGCTGCTAATTCACTTCTCAATCTTTCTTTGGTTTTAGCTTCAAACACTTCCAAGTTTAGTTTAGCTTCTGCTACTTGAGATTCAGCTTCAGCAAGTAATTGACCAAATCGGTTTACAATTACTGGGAAGGTGATAAGTTCTCCGATAAGGTTTGAATAATCAATCTTCAACAAAGAGTCAATATCCATATCCTCATCAAAGCTGTCAAACAACAACTTGTAAGTTTTACCACCAATTGTAATGAGTTTCTTGTTCATCGTTTTACTCCTTTTCGTTTTCTTCGGCTTTCAAGATATGGAGCCCAATCACCGCATATCCGATAATGTCTTTCAACGTATCTTCAATGCCCTCGAAGTTTGGTTGTTCTCCACGCATCTTGTTCTCCACCATGTTACGGTATCTACTAACTTTGTCCCATAGATGAACCATATTACCATTCAGCCCAAGGTCAAAAGAAGCTCCCTTGTAATCATGGTTCTTTTTTACCAGCAATTCGTTCATGCCATCGAAGATGCCATCGATGCTCTCTTTGGTCATCTCCTTCCCTTTACTGTTCGCCATACACATTTTTGATTAAGTTATTTAATTCTGAGAAGTTCAAAGAATAACCTTCAAACTTTCTATTTAACATTTCAATTACATTCGTAACCGCCTGTTCCAGTCCTTCCTTACCACGCTCCCATTGGGCACTTAGGCTCTTGTTACCCAGCTCACGTTCTCTCTTCATATAGAAGGCAAGAGCTAACCAATCAGCCAGTTTACAAAAGATTTTAACATCATCCCCTGAACGTGTAATGTTACCAACAACCATATTAGCGGTTGCGCTCCAATTACCGCAATTGTTTCCGTCATCTTCTCCGAACTCCTCAATTGCTTTATGCCTTGATAGGTTATTGAGAGCCGTTCTGATTTCCGTACCGTTATAATTGTTGTACTTCGTTTCATGCGACATATCTCGGAGTATCAACGCTTCATCCCAATCGTGGAACGCAAACGCATCTACGCAATCAAGTTTGAACGCCAATACTTTTGCATCCTCGTTATCAAACCCGAATATGTCTTCAAGTAATATCCTTCCAAAGATTGATACTTTGTAGGAATGTTGACTCACGCTTTCTTCTTTGAAAACGTCCATTTCTTGCCATTGCTTGATGTTATCAAGCCTTTTCAGATAAGCTCCGTTGAAAATTTTCGCTAACATAATTTACCAATTTTAATTTACGATTTACCATTTTTCCAATCATCAAACCTTGTTGATTTAGTTTTATGGTCGGACAGTACATATAACTTTGTTCTGTTGTTACTGAACAGTTTCTTCTCGTTTTTCCAAGTATCTTTCTCAACCGTACCACTTAGGGCAACAACGCATCCCTTTATATCAGCAATATTTTCTCCTATCTTCTCATAAGCATCTGGCCACATGAGTACTGGGATAATCGTATTGTTGCAATCTATATTCAAAGTACACATGGTACCAGTCTTGATGTCCTTTTCCTTATAGTAGATAAGTTTGCCAGCAATAGCAACTTCCTTCTTCTCCTTAGTAGCCAAGAACTCTACGTCATTCACGAAGATGTTAGCAAGTCGCTTATTTGGTATAGCATCCTTTATCATGTTTTCATAATCAACCTCTCCAAAACCAGTAAGACGTTTTTGTTCCAAAATCCAAAAAGCGTTTGAGTTACTATCTGGCGTTGAATACTCCTCCGATAGCGTGTCGCCTTTCATATCAAGATACTTCTCCAACAGCTTCTTTCTATCTCTTGGATTTTTAATTCCTTCAAGAAGGTCGAACGCTCCAGCCACTATAAGGCATTTTACAACAGTTTTATTCACCTTTGAAGGTACTCGGCTCAGGAACTCTTCTAACGAATAGAATTGCCCACCTTCACGCCTTGTATTCATGATATTCTGAACTGCTACCTCTCCTACTCCTTTAATTTTCGTCAAGCTGAAGAAGATGCGTTGTTCTTTCGGGTCACACGTGAAATTTATATCGGAGAAATTAACATCAGGTGGACGTATCTCAACTTCAACTCCTGTTTTCTTCAACTCGGCAAGTCGGTATGGCACCTCACCTTCTTTGGAGAATTGAAGAGCCGTTGTCCAAAACTCTAATGGATAATTCACTTTGAACCACTGACTCCAGTACGACATTATCGAATAAGCCGCAGCGTGAGACTTGTTGAAACCATAGCCTGAAAAGGCAAGAAGTTTATACCAAACATGTTCCGCATATTCCTTCGGTTTCTCAATTCCGTTCTTCTCAAGCAACTTAGCATAACCAGTCTTGAACTTCTCACCGTATGAAGATAGCGTTTTCACGTCCTTCTTCTTGATAGTAGTACGGAGAACGTCTGATTCAACTTCGGTCAATCCTCCTACTACAACGGCTTTCATTATCTGCTCTTGATAAACGTACAGTCCATATGTTTCTCCTGTTATCTCTTCCATCCCGAAGTCATACACAGGTTTTTTCTTGCCGTTCTTAATATCGGAGAAGTCACCATGAGCGTTCATTTCCATTGGGCCAGGTCGGAATAGAGCCGTCATGGCTATAAGGTTTTCAAGCGTATCAGGTTTCACTTGTCGGCAATAGTTCATCAAACCAGTTGTACCGAACTGAAACACATCTTCATTCCAACCTCGCTTGAAGTATCGGAATGTTGCTTCATCGTCCAACGGTATCTTGTTTACATCTATACTCTTGCCAGTGTTTTTCTTTATCAAAGTCAAGATACTCTTAAACTTATCAAGCTGAGATAATCCAAGAATGTCCTCCTTCAAGAAGCCTGATTTGTCAATGTATTTACCTTCCCACTCCGATACTAACACTCCATCAATCTTTTTGACGGGCATCCACTCCCACAAGTCAATCTCGGCATTGCTACCATCAACTCTATGCTTCGGTACTATAACTACAGCAGAAGGGTGAACACTCTCCGCTTTCGGCTGGAGCAAGGCATATTTCGTCAAGTGAACCAGCTCTGGGTTTTCCTGAACGAATTTGAAAAGCAGTTTTGATTTTGAAGCATATTCAATCAAGTCTCCCCAAGTGTATTCAATCTGGTCGTCAATATCCTTCGTAAGTTTGTTGGTCATATCAAACGAAAGTCCTTTGACCTTTCCGAAGTCTTTGATACAAGTCTTGAGCTTCATTCTCGTGTACGTTCCGATACTACAAGTGTAAGCATATCCGTATTTGTTTTTGATATACTCTTTAACCGCATCACGGAACTCGGTTGGGAAGTCAACGTCAATATCAGGCATAGAGTCAGCAGACTTCGCACGCTCTCCCGATACACGTGTTTCATTCAAGAAACGCTCGAACATCAATCCATATTTCAATGGGTCAACATCCGTAATATGTAAACAATAAGCAACAAGACTACCGCAAACTGAACCACGTCCTGTTCCTACGTTGATATCATTATCGTGACACCATTTGATAATATCCCAAAGTATCATGAAGTAGTCGCACAAACCGTTCGGAACTATTACAGAACACTCGGTTTCAATTTGCTTCATGTACTTCTTCATCTCTTTCGGTTTCAGATGACCAAGACGTTCGTTGATACCTTTCTCCAATTCCTCAAAGAATGCACCTTCAACATCCTTAACCTCAAAATGAGGCAGTTTACGCTCTCCTGTGTTTATACGGAAGTCTATGGAGTCAGATAGCTTTGAAGCATTCTCTATACCAGTTACAATTGCCTCAAACAACGGCTCTACGTTCTCAATCCATTCTTCGTAGGCGTTTATGGTATCAGCTACGCTCTTGAAGTATTGGTCATTTGACTCTGGTGTAGCTTTGTTGTTTACTTTATTGAGAATTGACTTCAACTCGCTTTCTTCCTTATCAAGATAATATGAATCATTTATCAAGATAGGCTTCAACATCTTTCGATAGTTACAAAGATACGTGTCTATATTCTCAAGATGTTTTCGGAATAGTTGTTGTGAAACGTACTCAACCGTGTCTATCTGATAAAACACTTGGTCAAATACTTTCTTATATTTTGCTATAAGTTTTATAGCAGCTTTCTTGTCGTCCTTTACATAGTTCAATTCGCTCTCCTTCGGCACTACACAGCAAAGTCCTTTCCCCAGCGTATAAAGAAGCGTGTCAGGAATGAATCCATTGTAATCTACGTTTATAGCCTTATTGATGAGCAATAAGTTCTTCCAACCATCGTAGTTCAAGATGAAGAACTTCAATTCAAAGGTTTCTTGGTTTTGTTTTTCTTCGGAGTAATTGATTGCCACGGTGACAGTTTCTCCGATTATTGATTTGATTTTCTTCTTTTCGCAAGCAGTCTGAAACGAAAGAACTCCAGCCATAGTATTCTTATCGCAAATACCAACTGCCTTGCATTCCATGAAGCTCGCTTTCTTCGCCCATGTCTCGCAGGAGCCTGAACCGTTCATCATTTCATACTCCGAATGTACCCCCAAGTGTACGAAGTCCATGACTTTCGGCTCGCTCGTTTTACCAAGATATTTGAAGTCATTGAACTCTGGCTTGAATACCAATTCGTTGTAACGGTTTTTGTCTTTCTTGATGCCTGAATAATAGAACTTGCTTCCAAATTCAAACAAGATGTAGTTTACCTTCTTTTCATCCAATATATCAAACTCCTCATCAGATAGGATAAAGGCAAAATCTTCATCAATTATTTTCCCGTCAAACGGCTGAAGGTAAAGGAATGTTCCAACTTCCTCTATGGTAATAATATCGGAGCCATCCAATTCTGACTCCGATACTACCATTTTGTTTTCTTCTAACCATTTTGATAATGTTTCCGTCATAGCTTACCAAGATATTCATGTTCTACTTTTTTAGATAACCTTGCGGCAAAGAAGTTCTTAGCAAGCATAGATATATCCCAATTGTAGCCCATAGCGCCTGTTCCGCTATCATCCTCCATATTAGCTTCCAAGACTTCGATTTCAGAAATAGCGGTATGACGTGCTACATCTTTCTCGTCAGGAGTTTTGAGAACGGTCATTTTCAGCTTGTATTCCAAATATATCTTCAGAAGTCGGTAAGAGTTATACAGATAAGTAGAAAAGTCTGCTAACTGCTGGATTTCAGCCTCAATCGGCTCTTCTCCCTCCGATACTCGGATAAGGTTATCAATAATGATTTGAAGGTTATATTCAATCTCACGGAAACGGTTGACGGCTACTTCGTGACTGAAGTTGAAATCCATTCTACGTTCTTGGGCTTCGCAATCCTCATACATATTCCCGATAACGTTTCCACCTCCTCTTTTCTCGGCATACAAGTCGCTCATAGTTTTAGCAATCTTGTTCCATTCATAGATATGAAGGCTTTGAGAGTTATGAGTTTGCGTTCCAAGTTCTACGCCCAACGCACCCGCCATAAGCTCGGTCAAGAAACTGAATTGGAAGATATTTGTCGGCAATCCCCAATGAAGGTCATTACTTCGGTTTCCGATAGTCGTGATGAGTTTCCCTTCTCTTATCTTCAACATCACTATGTCGTTACACGGAATGTCTTTGGTTTTGTATCCCAAGTCAAAGTTTGGATTCCAAATCTCCATAACTACCTGACGGCTGTTTGGATTTTCAGATAAGATTTTGATAGCATCAATTACTTGGTCATACCCCTTACTTGCGTCCAAGTTATCTTTTACAAACTTGTCTTCGGTGCGAATGCCCCAATGACGTAACCGATAACCATAAGGAGCGTGAAACGTTTCACCATCATCCGAAAAGTCTGCCATCTTCTTATTAAACAAAGTCAAGAAGTGAACATCTTTTCTTCCCATTGCTATCCACATCGCTTCAGCCAATAAAAAGAACACATTTATATCACGCTCGTAACCTCCTACACATCTACGATAAGGATTGGTCAACTGCGTCTTAAAATCAAGCACCTCCTTAACTTCTCCGTCACGGCTCGGCTCGTAGTCCTTCTGGGTGAACAGGTAGTAATTGATAGCAGGGTACAACGCTGCAAAGGTCTCTGTTTTTGCTACTCCCAACTCAGGAATGCAAACATTGTTACTCGGAATATTCATATCAATCATTATTTGAAATTTTCTTTTCGTTTCTTCTCCCTTAGTAACTATGGGAGAAAAAGAAAGGAGAACGCTCAACACGCTCTCCTTCTTCTCTATTGCTTACCAATCAGGTTTATTTCTTCTTGGTAGTCTTTTTAGCAGGAGCCGATTTTGAAGCAGCTTTCTTCTTCGGAGCTGGTGCTTCATCTTCTTCTTCCTCATCGTCCTCTTCTTCTTCGTCATCTTCCTCAACTACCTTTTTAGCAGCCTTCTTTGCAGGAGCAGCTTTGGACGTCTTTTTCTTTGGAGCTTCCTCCTCCTCTTCATCGTCCTCATCTTCTTCCTCTTCAGGCTCCTCTACTTTGGTTGACTTCTTGGCAGGTTTCTTTTTGTCCAAGTTCTCTTCCATTTTCTTGCGGTTTTCGCCCAGCTTCTTGTCGATTTTCTGAACGGTTGCCGTAATATGCTCCATAAGGTCAGTGATGATTTCAAGAGCTTCATCAAGAGTAATACCCTTAATAAGCGGTGCTCCACTCCAGCAAGGCTCGTAGTCAATACCTGCTTTGTCCAGTATCTCGGTCTGTTTAGTGAAGGTCAACAGATACAAGTTACACTTGATAGAGCCGTCAGCCTGTTTTGAGCAGTTCTCGATAAGAACCATAGAACGCTGAGAGTTTTTGCCTTTGTGTTTGATAGTTACGCCCGCACTCGCTACCCAAGCATATGCGTATTCACTTTCAGGGAACAACTTCTTCAACGGTGCGAACGCTTTGCGGTCATCTTCGTTGTTCTTCGGGTCAAGTTTTGTTCCACGTTTGCCGGCAGCAGGTTTTGTTTCTTTCTTCTCCGCTTTCTTAGCAGGTGCAGCAGCTTTCTTATCCTCTTTCTTCGGAGCTGCTTTTTCAGCGGTTTTCGTGCTTGCCTTTGACTTCGGTGCAGGTTTCTCGTCCTCGTCCTCATCTTCTCCTACTTCGGCACGGATAGCCTCACGAATATCGTCATCAGTCATAGACTTCTTAACGGTAATGTCAAGCTCATTGTCTTTGATGTAGGCTTTCAGAGCTGTTCTGTCCATTTCTGCGAACTCGTCACCCTCGTCCTCATCTTCTTCCTCCTCTTCGGTTTCTTCTTCGTCATCCTCCTCTTCTTCCTCAGGCTCTTCAACCTTTTTAGAAGCCTTCTTGGCAGGTTTCTTCGGTTTTTCTTCCTCCTCTTCTTCAACTTCCTCGGCAAGTTCATCGTTTTCTTCCTCTTCGGTCTGTTCCTCGTCATCGCCTGAGTTGTCGTCTTCCACGAAGGATTCAGCAATGTCCAGAAGGGTATCAGTTTCCTCTTCCTCCATTCCTTCAATTCCGTTTTCTACCAAGATTTCAAGAAGTTTCTCACGTGCTTCTTCTTCGTTCTTTGCGTTAATCTTTAACGCCTTCACTCTTTTTGCTGTTGCTGCATTCATTTTCGTTGCCATTGCTTTTACGATTTTAATGATTACTATTTATTTGTTAAAACTGTTTTCGTTACTCTTCATCGAAACTGTAAGTTGAAAATACTTTCTTTTGTTGTAGCAATTCGTTACCATATTTCTGAATCAAGTAACTCTTTTGTAAGTCTATTATATCTGCTACTCCAATTGGTTCATCGCCACTGTCCAAGATTTCCTTTCTTGCTCGTTTCTCTGACTCGTTGTTAAAGTAAACTTTGTTAAGAATTTTTGTATTGTAACCTCGCAAGAAAAGTGAAAATATAACTCTTTCTTTGCCCGTCAATCCTTCCAACAAATCTACTCCATTAAGTACAAACTTGTTTACTTCAGGAGAAATTTGTGTATCTCCTTCGATACCATAATCAAAATTGATTTCATCAATTCTTGTTTTGTAGTTCTCTCTACTTATATACTTCATAAAATCTCTGGACTTGTTAGAACAAGCTGCTTCCAAATAAAATCGGATTGGTACTGGCTTTGATGCTTCGTTTCTCCGATATTTGGCCCATCGCCTGCCGTATGATTTTATGGAAGTAAAGATTTTCAAACGGAACTCCTGAACCAAGTCCTCAAATTCAAAGGACAGTTCTTCATAGGAGAATATCTTGGATGCGTACTTCTTCGCAAGATACTCATATCTATGATAGAGTTTTTCTGACATTTTCATCTTTTGTCCCATTGCGATTTACAATTTAATTTACAATTCTGATACGAAGGTAAGGACAATTTTTCAAACGGCAAAATAAAATCGAAAAAATTTTTGGGTTTGCCCAAAGATTTAACTTTTGTTAAGCAAAACCCCAGACAAACCCAATGTTTTATTGGATAAACTACAAATTTTATTTTCTACAATATTCGACATACATCGTCTTTATTCGCATCTTCATATTCTTGTAACTTTGCGGAATAAAGCGTCAATGTTCCATCGGACTTAACTTGGTCCAAAATCCATATACCTCCCTTGAATGAAAACTCGTTCCCGATAGCGTAATAATTCTCAACATCAAGCTCGGTCAATTCAAACTTTGGTTTGCCAAGTTTATCAAATAGCTCGCTCCGTACCTCTTCCAATTTGCTGGAGCTATTCAGAATGCTATCTAAACGATTGCGTTTAGCAATATCATTTATTTTCTTAGCTTTATGCTCCATAACCCTTTGATAATATGACTTATCTTTTGGGTTGTAATATATCTTTTTTCTAAATTCAGCAATCAAATACTCTTTCTGAATTACCAAAAAGTATTCTGCTACTGATAGATTTCTTGTTTTATGTTCCATACTCAATTAAAATAACTCATTCTACCTTTATTCCAACCAAGTGGTATTTCTTCATTAATCGGAATACGTTTATTAACTCCCTCCTTATAATTGTAAATCCATATAGTGTTGGTAAATTTACAATTATTTCCTCTTTGAGATTTTCCTATCTTTTCACTCCAAGTTTTTGAATGTTTCTTCCCTCTTCTTATATTGCTTAATTTTAACCTTGTTTCTTCAGATACTTTTGCTCCAAGTTTAGCAATTCTTATCTTTTCCTTTGTCTCTTCAGACATTTTGCCTTTCAACCTACCTTTTTGAGATATACTCATTTTGATTCTCGTTTCGTCAGGCAATTTTCTACCTTTCAAAGCGGCAGATATTTTATTAGCAACTCTTTTATCTCTTGACGCTCCAGATTTCTTAAAACAACAACTCTTCAATATATTCAAACCTATATTCGGATTAGTGGCGTCAAATTTATTGATGAAATATGCTTCATATCCGTTTAATTGATTTTGAGTATAACAAATTTTCAATACCTCTCTTTGGAAGAACTTTAACCAATTCAATCTATCTTCATGTTTAGCTTCATCAATATATTTTTCTAAATCACTCCCACTACCAACATACCAAGGGTCAAGAGTTTCTTTGTCTTTCACTCTATGTTGTCCTACATATATTTTGCCATCCTTCAAACAAGTTGTTTTGTAAATAATTCCTATCATTTTCTGAGCTTGCCAATTACACTTTCGTTAAAATCTCTGGGTTTATACAAATGTTCAAATACTTTCAAAGCCTCCTCTGGAGAACATTCGTCAATATCTTTTTTAGAACTTGTATATGTAATACTTGTCACGAAGTTGTTTTCAAGTTCCAAACCGTACTTTTTGATGTCTTTGATAGCGTCAAAATCATATAACAATATGACATTTGTGACTCCCTTCAACATTAACTTTTTCGATTGCTCTGGACTGATTTTCTTTCCGAATGTACAAACGCATTTTATATCCTCGCTATCCCATAGATGAAGAACTTTGTCAACTGCTATCTTGTCAAAAATTCCTTCTACTAATATAACGGTTGTAGTGTTCTCGGTTATTTCATCATATCCAAACAAAAGCTCGGAGAACTCCGTACCAACGCTGTTGTTGTATCTTAATCGGTCTGACGGAACTTTCTTGGCTCCGTAACGTCCCAAAAAACCTCGTATCTTTCCGCCATCGTAAATTGGTATCAAGACATAGTTTTGGTATTTACGATACAAATCAGTAGCTCCTATATTATAACGCTTACAATCAGCAGGAGTTATTCCACGCCCCAATAGGTATTTCGTGCTTGCTACGGACACTTTCCACCCCACAGGCATCTTTATAACAGGTAGCTCCTTTAACGTTACCTCATCCTCCTCTATGCTTTCCGCAACGATACTCCGAAGGCTCTGAATAGTCTCCCGAATTTCAACCGTTGCACCTCCCAGCAGATAAGTTTTATCCAGCTGTTTAAGAAGTTTGTAAATACTTCCATATTCACCGCACTTCTTGCAATCCCAAAGTTGAGTTTGACGTGATATATAAAAATGCTTTTCTTTACCGCAAAAAGGACAATCGCAAATGTATTGTCCTCTTCGGTTTAACTTCGGATTGATTAACAAATCACGAAGGTCGGTATCATCAATCTTCCTTGTTGCTCGTTTCATATTCATCCCAATCTGTATTCAATGTACGCTTTCTATCATAAAACCTTGCGTATGCGAAATTATTGCAGATGTGTATGGGGTCACCGTTCTTGTAGTCTCGGAGCTTATCAGTATGAAGTCTCATAATCTCTTCTTTGGACTCATCCCTTGTTTGATTGATTGTAATAAAAATATCAAACGGTCTGATTTTTCCTTTATCCTCCGAAAGTTGAGCACGGGTGATAACAAACTCTGGGTCGTTCTTCTGCTCCTCTCCGATACTACTTGACTGGGTAGCTGTATGAACCACTGCATTGAATTCCATGGCAAGCATCTTCATACCCTTCGCAAGTTTTGCTTGTCTGAAACGCTCCTCGTGAGGTGTATAGTTATGACCATCGCCTACTTCTAACAACTCCAAATAGTCTATTATGATAACGTCAATCTTACCATAAGTTTTTTCCATTTCCTTGACCTCTCTCCGAATATCGGGCAAGGTCTTAGCGTTGAATGTTTCTTCGGAGCTTACAATGATATCACTCTTTCGGAGCTTCTTAATAATACGTTTGGTCACCTCCATCTTCTTGGCGGTAATGTTACCAAGTTTAACATCTTGGTATAACGTACCTGTCCAAGCAGCATCGTATCGGTTCAAACATTGTTCCTTCGTACCTTCTAACTGAAAGTGGGCTACTCTGAAACCTTGTCGGGCAGCTGATATACCTACGGAAACCAACACCTGACTTTTACCAGCTCCTGAATCTCCCAACCAAAGAACGCACTCACCAGTTTCTGGGCCACCGTTATCACCGCCCAACCTATAATCTATTTCATCAATACCAGTCGGTATCTTATAACGGAACTGCCAATCATCGCTTCTCCTTTTTGCTTGACGTTCGGCAAAGTCTCCAAATACGGTTTCAAACTTAGCAGACTGAATGGAGAACTTGGAGAAGTCCTCAGCGTATTTGACGAACATATCCCAAGATTGCTCTTTCTTTCCTTGGTTGTATAAATCAGCAATCTTGTCGTTAGCTTCCAAAAATTTCATCTTCTTGATGAACTTCTCGAAAGTATCAACAATCATCTCATGACCGCCCTGCTCATCAATCTCTACATCGGATATTTCTTCAAGTTTCTCTAATACATTTTCATCATCTTGGAATTGTTGCTGAATCTGACCGATAGTCGGAACTTTCCCTGTTCGGTCGTATCTTTTTGTAACCCATTGCCACAGCTTCTTCTCACTTTCAATTTGCAAATAAGAGAATTTCAAGTATTGTCTAACAATTTCAAATACTGTTCTTTTCTCTAACGCAGCCGCAAGAAGCTCAACAACGAAGTTACTTGCTAATCCATCATTTTTCGCCATAACCTCTTTTTACATATATTTTTGGATACTCCTTTTTCAGAAGCTCCTTACATTCGTTTTTGAATTTACAAGTTGCACATTTAGAACTCTTATGAAAATACAGAGTTGTATTTGCTATGCACCATAAAAACCCTCTGTTGGTATTATGGTAGGCTGCTTTGAATTTCTCCTCCGCAGGTCTGATAGTAGATATTAACGCTGGTATTTCAGTTTTCTTCTTTATTACATTGATTTTATGGTCTTTCTTCAGTCCAATCCTTGTAATGTATACATTGGTGTCTATATCGTACTTTTTCCACCTTGCTATGGCGGTTTTTCCGAACACCCAATTGAACCTTATTTCTCGTGAATAGTCCTTCTTTGCTCCTGAATTAAACCAAGATTGAATACCATATTCGCAAAACTTCCTTACAAACTCTTCTCCGATAAGGTCAGAGAAAGTGTCCATGAAGTTATTCCAGCAAGCTGTATCGGAGTTGTTACATTTGTAATTAACTTTCCGTTTGGTAACTTGCTCCAATAACTCCACGAACGTATCTACTGCATATCTGAATAATCTTTGTCTGCGGCGAACCACTTTATTGTCCATCTTTTTATTGTTTCTTTCCAATCATCAATCGAAGTATCAAGAATGCCGACACGCTTCTCACCGATAGCTCCGATATAAGTGTTTAACCTTGTTTCAGAGTGTTCGGAAAAATAGGCATCATACAAATCAAAGAAGTCAATTATCAGGCTTCGGCTCTTGGTTTTTGTTGCTCCCAATACACGTCCTTTCTTCTGAATAGTGTTAGCATCTTCCAAACCTCCGTCCACGTTTATCATTACTTCAACTTGCGGAAGTGTGACGCCCTTCTTGAAGATATTTGAAGCCAGTAAAAATCCACCTTCACCCTCCAAGAACTCCTCTTTTGCTCGCTCACGCTCCTCACTGTCATTTTCTCCGCTGATAAAAGGTATTCCCGAAATACGTTCCATCCTGCGTCCATGCTCTACGCTTTGGAATAACACAAGCGTTTTGAGGTTCAACTCTCGGAGTATTCCGATAACCTGCATCAATAGCTTGTTACGAAGTTTTGATTCAAATATCAACTCTCTTCGATAACCATTGTAATCGTCCACTTCAATGTCGTACTCAATATCATTATGGTCAATAAGTAGCATGAACACACGATAGTCTGACAATACCTTCCTTTCTCTCAACCGTTTCTCGGTTATCGTGTAAAGAACATCTCCACTCCATTCTTTGAGCTTCAAGTTCTGAACCAGCGTACCTGTTCGATACGGAGTTGCTGAAAGACAAAGTTGGTATTCCAATTTCTTCGCTTTCTTATAGGTCTTGAGCTTCGCATCAGAACAGTTGTCGTGTATCTCGTCTACGCAAAGGAACTTTAATGTTTTGAAATACTTATCAAGCTCCCTTTTCTTGACCTTGTCTTTACATCGGGCAGAGAACGTAGATTGAATTGTTTGAATCATTCCTACAGTTACACGCTTGCCAGTGTCAATCTTGCCAGCTTTGATTTCTCCTACCTCTATACCACCATACGGCTGAAAATACTCCTTGATATCATTTACGGCTTGATTAAACAGCGTTGTGTTATCGGTAAGGAACAGAAAGTTACCATCATCGGTATTCAAGAATATACGCAATATTTCCGAAGCAATGAAGGTCTTTCCTCCTCTGGTGGGGACGACTATGATTCCAAACCTCCTTCGATAAAAAGCCTCAACTGCTTTGCGTTGGTGAATATACTTTCCCGACATTCGGTTGTCTATCTCCACGCCTTCAGGCAGAGCAAAATCATAGTCTGAAATCTGATATGAAAGGTTGTGAACTCGGATATACTTTTCCAACGTAGGCAACATGCCTATTTTGAAAGTGAGCTTCTTTTTGTCAAACTTCTCTATTTTTGACGAATAAGCAAAAGGGTCAGGGTTGCTAAAAGTTAATGCCTTCGCAACGTGCCTTATCCCATTCTTGCTCGATAGCTTAAAGGAATATTCAAAATTGTTAATCCTCGTTACTGTTATTTCTACTGCCATGTCCATTTCTTTCTGCTATCATCTTCTGCTCACGGTCATAGTCTTTCCTCAACTGAGAAATTGTATAATCTGACGGAAAATGACAAATTATCTTGACCAACTTTCTCGGTCTTTTCAAGATAATATCTGCCTGTCGCCATATTGCGTGCGCAATCCAAAGTAGTAGATGAAAAATTTGCTACTGTACCTTTCTGGTAATGGTTGATTGTCTTACCAATCTCGACAAGTTCTTTTCCAACTTGATTAAGAATTTCTTGCCTCGTTATCTCAGTTCCAATAGGCTTGCTATTGACATAATCTCGGAAGATACTCCAAACTGTTTTCTTTGCTTTCATAAATTCAATATTACTTGGGGTGTTAGGATACAGAGAATGTTACCCCCTCGCTCCCCCTTTGTTAAACATCTGTTACAAATTACTTGGGTATGATAGTCGGCAGTTGTCAGAAGTTACCCCTCAGTTACAAGGACAGAGCTGCCTCTTTTGCGTTACTGGTGTAAACGTTCACGCTCGATTTATAACTTTGTCTCATATTTAATCATATAAATGATTTACATGATTGCTCGTGACTTATAGTTTAATGATGATACATTTACTAATATTTATATTTTAAGTTTTTGCTATAATAAAAAAAAGACGAAAGTTATTTCTTTCGTCTTTTTAATTATCAAA